CCTCGTCTCCCATCGTTATGACTTCGCCAATCTTCTTCCCGTCTCTCCACACTTCGACAATACCTGTTTCCTTGTTTCTTTTAAATTCAGTCATTGCTGTCCTCCAAGAAAACACATTTAGTTCGATTTAGAACTACTGTATATGAACCACTTGCTCCTACATCCTCAACTTTTATTGCATCATAGCCCATAAGTGCCGCTTTTGTTCCCTTGTCCATTTTCGAAAACGCTTCAGAAGCTTCTTCAGCTTTCATTGTTATATTTCTGTATCCAGATTCTTTCAAGTGGCTCATAACTTCATCTTTTTCTATTCCTTCAAGATTCTTCATCCATGTTCTTATTTCATCATATGTATATCCTTTATACGAGTCAACATCCATAAGCCTCATGGCGGCATATGCCTCTTCACGTTCTGTAAGCCCTTTAAGGTTCTTCAATCCTTCATCAATGTACGATTGCGTTATCTCTTGTTTTTTCTTCTCTTCAAGGTCTCTTAATTTTTTGTATGATATTATCTTCGCATCCGATGTCAGCGTGAATGTTTCCACTTTGTTTGCGGCGTTTTTCCCGTATCTTGTTCTACCTATACCCTGATAATGCGCCATTTCTGTTTCAATGCCATTCGTGAGTGTTCCTGTATAATCAGATGCACAGTACATTCCTTGTCCATAGTCTGCACTACCAATAGAACAGTCTACATACCATTTTCCGTTATAAAGCTGATCCCTATAAGAATCCAATGTTTCTTGATCAGGCGCAGAGTATGAACGCTGTGCAATAAATCCACTTTCTTTTACCGCCTTATCGAATTCTTCACGAGTAACAACTTTCGGCAACCCATCAAATCCTTGTGCGTTTATTACATCCTCTATCTCAAAGTCAAACTTGTCCGGTCTGCGCTTCCATGTGCCAGTGATGTCTTTTCCTTGAACAACAGTGCGCCCTTCCGTTCCGCTGTTCTGTTGTGCTTTCTTGCCCTGCTTCCACTCAGCGTAAGTCTGATCCTCAATCATCTCATCCTCACGCCAGTCACGCTTCGTTCTGTCCTCGTACTTCGGAAAGATCGTTACCATAGTGCAACGGCAGTTAAACACTTCAGCCGGATCAGCTTCAGGGTCACCGGGATACTTTATTGCTCCGTGGTCTGATTCAAAGTCCTCGTTATACGGAACTTCCTGACCGTCCAGATGCCTGTGAGAATCACGGGTGCGCTTGTCCAACGTAGCAACCCATTTCTTATGAGTGTCTACGCCCATAGCCGCCGTGTCCTCCATGCACTGCTGTCTTCCTGCGTTCTGCGCTCCAGTCATGGCCGTCCGGGCAAACATAAGCATTTTATTCTCGTTCTGGGAAGAAAGATCACGGCTCAACCGTTGTGCTATTTCTCCAACTCCTTCGCCCTGAATAATACCCTGTGTGACAATATTGTTTACTTTCTTGGCGTTCCAGATGTAATCCTTTTCCTCGTCAATTTTCCACTCAGGCAGGAGTTGCGGATGTTCACGAATCAGACGGGCTACGGAGCGAGCATCATACAGTTCAAAGCTGATACCGGGATTCTGTTCGCCAAGATAAGCAAAATAATTGTAGTTCTCGGCAAACACATCAAGCCTACGCTCATTCACAATCTTGACCGCTTGGCTGTTGGTGTCATATAAAACGTGGTTTATTTGCTTTATTTGCCGCTTCCACTGCTCCCTCTGGAATATCTGGCCATTCATCCAGTCCTGATATTCCTGCCGGGTTATTTTGCCATCTGCAAGCTGTTTTCGCTTCATCCGGTCACGAGCTTTGTGTTTCTGATAGAACTCATCAAGTTTATCTTCAAGCTCCTCCTTTGCTTGCTGATAAACTCCATGCAGTTCACGCTCAACCCGGTTTATTGTTTTGTCTGTATATCTCGCTCCGTAGTCCGGCATTGATTAAACCTCCTGCGTGAAGGTTCCCTGATCCTGTGTTCCTTTCCTTGCGAGGATTGTGTCAACCTCATCCACCGTAATGAACGGCAGTTTGGACAGCAATGTCTGGTCATCCAGATAATTAGCCGCAAGCAGGACGGTTTCTGTCTGTTCCTTCTGATTGGTCACCCGGTTGCGCTTAAACACGGGCATATCCTCGATCCCTCTCAGGTTGAGCAACTGCTTAACATACTGAATGATCTGGTACTCAAAATCATCGGCTTCTTCGTCCATCGGCTGATAAGCGGCCTCGATCTCTGTTGCTGTCTTACTGCTTGCGCTGATCGTAGAAACATCCAATGCGCCGAAATCCCGGTACATTCCTTCCTTGATTCTGTTCAGACAGGCTTCACGGGCATTGTACGGGATTTCCTGCGTGTAAGGTGTTACGGAACTGTTCTGCTCATCCACAACTGCCATATGCTGAAGCAACAGCCTGTCACGGAACTTCCGCACATCGTCCTCATTCATTCCTGCGGCGTTATTAATCAACCAGTAAATCTGAGCACAGTCACTAAGGTCATTGGCGAAACCGCTCTGAATCAAGTCATAAGCATCAATGTAAGCCTTCAAGCGCACAAGTGTAGACTGTTTTGCTTTGCTTCCGTACATGATAGCAATCGGAAGGGAAGGGAAATTTTCGCCACCAATGACCTCTTCGCCGTCAGCTTCGCTCGTCTGGACGATTTCCTTGTACGGGCGTTTTTTCTGCACAAGCTCCAACGCACCAAGCCCGTACTTCTTTGGCGCAGTCTGATAACGGCTATATCCGTCTTCCTCATACAGATCAACCACAATAGGCCGCTTTTTCCAGTCAATAGACCAGAACCGCACTCCGGCTCTCAGTTTCCCGGTTACTTCATCCGGGAAACCAAGGAACTCCGTCATTGGAAACACATAATACTCGCCGTCATTGTCATAGGTGTACGCTTTCCCGTGAAGCAAAGCATAATATGCCGTGTTAAAAGCAATCGTGTCAAAATCATCACCAAGCTCGGCTTTTGTGGCATCGTGTTCCTGTAAAGTCATGTCCGCTTGCCGTTCCAGTTTCCGGCTTGCGAAGGAAATACCATTGCCAAGCGAATAACTGCACCGCTGTGTAATCAGCCTGTGCAGGAAATTCGATGCAATGCGGTTGTTCGTGGCTGTGAAGTCAACAGATTCCACGCCAGTAATATCATAAACCTTTTTCACAAAGCTCATGATTGCCGTGTTAAGCTGTTTCTCGTATTGATCGGCATCCTTCGCTATTTTGTAGTCATCGCTCCGCATGTACTGAGCGATAGCCTGTCCGAGCCATTTTGCCCGGTCTGATTCGTGCGCCTGAAAGTCTTGAAACGTGAAGAAATTGTTCATTGTAATCAACCTCCGAATACAGAATGGTACTTGGTTCCGTCACGGTTATCAAAGTATCTACACAAGCAAGCCGCTGAGTCAGGCGCATCATCATGCTCTGCACCTTCGCAATAACTCATGATCTGCTCAATGTACGCTCTGTCTGTCCCTTCCAGAAACCGGATGTTCCTCCACCACTTCCGAAGGAAGGTTGCAATCTTGTAGAACTTGTTCATGGTTTCATCATATGTGCGAATTATATCGCCGTTTTTTCGCATTTCTTTGGCTACAAAGCCCTTGTCAGCGTTTGTCTCGATAAGTATAGGGGAACAGCGCAAACGCCTTGCTTCCGTGCTAAAAAGGTCTGTTAACGTGTCAATGTGTTTTTGCCGTAACAGCCCGTACATGTAAATCGTATCCCCGTCACGCCTTGCACAAGTAAATGCTGATCCGTCTGAGCCACCGAATGCCGCATCAATGTGTGCTTTGCCCTCAAACAATAGGGAAGGATCGCTGAAGTATTCCGGGTATGTAGTGAACAACGCTCCATCGCTTGCCGCCCACATGCCCTCAATATAACGGTCATAAAGGCTTGTTCCGTTGTATTCCTTCTTTAGTTCAGTTACAAACTCAGGGTCAAGAAACGGGTTATCGTCAATCCTGTACCGCTGATAAAAAATATCGGCATCAGAGTCAAGAAAGACCTTCAGCCAATGTTCCGGGGCTTGTGGGTTAAAGGTGCCGTCAAAGCAGGAATAGCTCCTGTCCAAACGACTTTTCAGAAGGTTAAAAACATCCTGCGACCAGTCAGCAACTTCATCGCCGTAGCAGTATTTAATTGACGATCCACGCAACCGTGTTACCTGAGAAACCTTTTCCGCACCAAGAGCGTAACATTTTTCTTCGAACAATCTTACGCTGTTATCACTGCTTATGTAACCTACAAGGCTATCGCCGAACAACTGGCGCATAGGCTCAAGCACGTTTCTTTCGATGGTTGCTCTTGTGACCCCTAAAATAACAACAAGCCCGTCAAGCCCTTTACGTTCCCTGATTCTCCAAGGGATAACCCATCGATAATCCATGTACGTTTTTCCGGAACGTGTTGCACCGCCCTTGAAGTTCCAACGGTGATGACACTCCCGGAAATATTCAGCCTGTTTAGGTGTTAGAAGCAACCCGTCTCACCTCATCAATCATTTGGTCAAGCCGTTCAAGTGCATCAACGTTTTCTTCTTTTTGCATATCGGCAGTCAGGTCACGGTATGCCGCAGTTAAATCTCTTATCTTATAGTTCTTACCACCGCTCGTCCTTTTTATCAGCCGTTTTCCTTTTTCATCATATGTCATATTTGTAATATCGCTGACCATTTCCGTTCCGATGTATTCAGGAAGGGCATCTATTTCCTTTTCAATCCTTCGCAACAGCTTCATTCTGATGCGTTCGGCAATAGCGGCATTCTGACTCAAAGCATCTGCTGTCTTTTGCTGAACTTTTGCTATCCCCTTGCTTAAAGCTTTGTCCCTATCACGTTTCCAATGTTCCCGGTTTGCTTTTTGCATCAGCACATCAGCAGACACGCCATGCTTTTCAGCAAGTTTCCTTTGGGATATACCGCCTCCGATATACTCTATTCTTATAGCGTTCCAGTCTGGGTTACCGATAGCGGCATTCCCCCTTCCTTAAAGATTGCCGGGGTTTAAGGTCTCCCGGCAAGACCACTCTTACGCATTTGCTTCAGCAAACGTGATATTTTCTTCTACCTTTGCCCACTTCCTCCCAAGATAGCAGAACGGAGTGTCAAGCAATGCGGCGATTATCTCAATGACACTTGAGGTCAGTGCGATCGTGAAGCAATACTGTGCATCGTAGATTCCATAGAAAGCTCCAAAGCACAGGATAAAGTTTTCTAGACAGTTGGTGAGGATTGTACAGACATTATTCCGTAACCACAGATGCTTTGTTGACTTCTGACGGAACTTCTCAAACAGCCATACATCCGCAAAGTTAGCAACAAAGAAGCAAATGATGCTCATCGTTGTGGTTCGAATGCTGAATTCGAGGATCATCTTCAGCGAGTCATTCGCATAGTCCCATTGGTTTGCTTTAAACATGTTTACAAGAAGCCCGAAGCCTACGAATACAATAGCCGCCATTCCTCCTACGAAAACGGCTTTCTTTGCATCTTTCTTGCCATATACTTCCGAAAGTATGTCCGTAGCAAGATATGTACTTGAGAACATAACGTTACCTAATGTACAGTCCACGCCAAACATGGTTACTTGCTTTGTTACGGCAATATTGGCAAGGATTGCGCTGATGCCTACCCACGCAATCAAACCATACTTACCAAATACTCTCGCAACAAGAGCAACGCCGAAGAATCCGAGAATACCAGCCAGAATGAATAAAAGTTCGTTCATTTTCATACCTTCCTTAATTTTTTTATAGCAGGTTTTGGGTAACTGCTAATCTTTACACTCTTTTTGCCAGAGCCTGTGATAGTATTCCTGCATAGCTATGCCGTGCTTGTAGTTCTCTATGAACACAACGCCCCGGTGATCTTTGGAAAACTCTCTTGTCACTTTCCTGCCGTTATGTGTCTGTACATGACCAAAGCGGCTTTGTGCGCTCCAACTTGAAGAGTCTGTATAGTCAAACGGGCAAGTATTGAGGACTTGTTTTCGTGTCATCCCAAGGCAATGTATCCGACAGCCTTGTTCATGTGCATACTTTGTAAACATCAGGTATTGATGATCTTTGATGTCCTCATTCTTAAACCCGGTAATTGCTACCACTTTCCCTTTGTGAGACTGGCACATCTCTTTGAAGTCATCCAAGCCCCGGTTTTTATGCCACACCGGTATTATCTTGTCTGACACCGCCGTTAAAACAGCCCTCAAAGCCTTCACTTTGTCATAGCCTATGATATTATCCACATCCATTTCAAAATATCCTATGACATTTGGCTTATCGAACCGCTTTATGAACTCAGCATACTCATGCGTATACTTGTCCCAGTCTACTTTCACTCCTTTCTGAAAGCTGTGCGCTCCGCTGTCGATCAAGATTTCTTCCGTGTTGTCCCTAATAAACTCAGCGAGCTTTATCTTTGGGCGAATATAGTAGTATGACATGAGGTTATATTTCATCTTCACGCCTTGTCTTACCATCTCTTCCGCTATACTGCCCCCACCCTCGTTCTTGGAAAGCTGTGCGTTCTCAAGAGCGGAGAGGAATACTTTCATTCCTCCACCTTCTTAAAGTGAATTTTTCTGTCTACATGATGGCAAGCAGGGCATTCGAGCATTTCGTGCTCCGGTTTTTCATATGTTGAATCCGATAGGTCTTCCACGCCTGCCCAATCGATATTTTTGCTCAGGTCAAACTCCAGATCGCTCATGTCTATGCCTTCAATATCAAGGCTTGCAAGCTCTTCCTCCAACGTTTCAAAGTCCCATGCTGACATTTCAGCTGAACGGTTGTGGCGAATAGCATATTCTTTTCGCTGTGCATCAGTCAGCCTGTCCAAACGAATAACCGGGACTTTTTCAAGCATCAGTTCCTTTGCGGCAATCTGCCTCCCATGCCCTTCAACTATGATATTCTGCTCACCCCAGATGCCAATCGGATCCAAGAAACCTACATCAAGGATGCTTTTCTTAATTCCTTCAATGTCATCCGGTGCGTGCTTGCGAGTGTTGTTCTCATATGGAGTCAGTTCGTCCGGGGAAAGGTATTCAATCTTCAGTTCGTCCATCATGCCCTCCTTAAATTGCAACAATCCTCTTTGTTGGGATTGAAGTGCTTCGTCCAGTAGTCATAGTGTTCCGATACATCCTCACATACTGTGATTTCCGGGATTTTCACCTTTTCAATAATTCTCCGCTTCTCGCTCAATGGAAGATGCTTGTATCCGCTTTGATGAAGTGTGAACTTGCTGTAATCAATATCGAACCACTTCTCAATCCATTGGTTTACTCTCAGGAATTCCACAACCGCTTTCTTGATCCCAAGGCTGTTCAGCTTGTCGAAGTCCATGTACTGCTCAATCAGCGGTGAAAGCCTAATTGCTACATCAAACCCTGATTCTTGCAGTTTCAGAATAGCTTTTATTCGCTCGCTTGGCGGTGAAGCCTTTTCATAAGTCTTGCATAAGTTATCATCAAGCGTTGTTACGGTTATCTGAAAATGCGCCAATTTGGGATCGTATATCTGCATATACTCATCCCGTGCCACAATGGCTGATTTTGTAACAATCAGGTATCCTACGCCCTTCTTGTTCAAGGACTTGATTGTTTTGTATGTATTCCTATGCAATAATTCCAACGGTTGAAAACAATCCGTCATGCCGCCCAACCGAACAATCTGTCCTTTCGGAATGTGCCGGATTTTATTTCGTATCTTGTCAATGTCAGCAACGGATGGATTTTCAGGGTTCCAGAGTTTTCTGAAGTCCAGCAAGCTCTTGGCATAGCAGTAACTGCAATCGTGTTGGCATCCGCAACCATAGGTATCAAGCCGGGTCGTATAGTGGCACTTGTCTCCTTCGTTGCCACCTACATCCTTGCCGATTGCTCCAAACTCTTTCAACCCGTTGCCTCCCTCAGAACGTAATCAAAGGCCGTTCTTACATCGCAGAGGTTTTTGAACTCCACAACGTAATTGTCCGTTTTAAGCTTGAATCTTGTCCCCGGAATGAAATCACCTTTTCTCAGAAACAGCGTTTTCTCTCCGTCAGGGCGAACCAGTCTCCAAGTGCTGATTGCCCCTACAAGCTCAACCTTCCGCTCTTCCTTAATCCTGCAAGCCACAATAATGTTCGGAACCCTGTCCTGCTTCAGCCGGAAAAGCATCTTGCTCTTTTCAACCATCAAGCAATGTCCTTTCCGAGTGGCCTTGATGTCAATCGTCCTTCCGTTAACGATTACATCCTCATCATCCCATTCTCCACGGGGATAAACCTCATAATTCACCGGGAGATGAAGCCCGTACTTTTCACGCAGGAACTTGACCACAGCCACTTCAGCCATCTTGCCAACAAGCGTATCCTCTGCTATATCATCAACCGAACGTTCGGATGTGTGTTTGTTTCCGAACTCAATCCGCTGTTGGCTTTGCGCTGATTCCAATGCGAACTCTTTACACCGCCTGTACTCGTTTTCTGACAACGGCATCAGCATTACTGCACCTTCTTTTGAATACTGATTTCATATCCAAGCGGTTCAAGCAGGTCAATCATCGTTCCCAGCTTACATTCGCCCCTCGCAAGGATTTTTGAAACAGTCTGCCCTGATCCGGCTTTTCCTGCCGCCCGTGACCATCCTGCCTGAGTGTAACCCTGTTCTCTCGCAAGTTTATCTGCCTCAAGAATAATGTCCCTTGCTTTCACTGCTAATTGTAACCCCCTTCAACTTTAATTTCATTCGCCTATAGGTGAAAAATCATTCTCTGTTAAGGCTTTTCGCTTCTTCAAAACCATCCGGGTATCTTTTCTTCAGTTTTTCAATGTTGATATTGCAGATTTCTTCCATCCACCAGCCGTTCACCGTACAGAACTCAGCAACGCCCCACAAAAGATCACCGACTTCCTTTTTCAGGTCATCAACCTTGATCTGATGCCCCTGATACACTTTCTGGTAAATACTGTGGATTTCTCCAAGCTCACCGCACATTTCAAACAGCGCATGCCGAAGTGTTTCTTCCCGGCTCAGATTGTGATTGATTGTCCGTCCTGCAAGTTCCTGATATTCGTTTACTGTCATTTCAGTATTTCCTTTCCACGTTGTAGTTATTCGCTTTGCCGTCATGATCGTATCTATATGTCTGACCGTTGATTCTGGCTTCAACCCATGCGTGATAATTCCGGTCAGCATGTCCGATACACAAATAAGCCTTGACTCCAACCGCCCGGAGCATACCGACAGTCAGAGCCGCTGTGTCCAAGCAAATACCCATGCGCTTGCTCCAACAGCCGCTTACATCCGGGTATTGCCCCTTGAGCTTGGCTATCTTTGTTGCCCTGATATAGTCATAACCGATACTCCCGGAAACATAGCCCGTTATGATTTTGAGCTTTTTAACCGGATCACGGATGCCGGAGCAAAGCCGTTTTGCCATCGTTTGACTTTCAGCATGATAGGGGACATACTTGCTCATGCGTTAAAATCTCCTTTAAATGTTATCTCCATTCCTTTGGAAATAAGCAAAGATTACCTCTGAAGATTGCACCATCAAACTGAAAATTGTGATAAATACAATCCGGGCAATAATATCCCATTGCTTTGCATTGTTTCTTCTTCTTTCTTTTCCATAGCAAAAATCTTATGTATTTAATCATGTCTTTCCTTGTTTATTGTTTCCTTTATATCATCTTGGGTCATGATATTTTGACCCACCGACAAGGTATTCTTTACCTTCGTCTGTCTGAACCCATTCGAGATAACGTTTTTTCATATCGTCCGCAAAACATTCAAGATGTCCAAATCCAATAAGCACGAATGTTTTCGGCTCATTTGTAAATAACCAATGTTCTAAACTTGCTGTTAGTTTACATGCTATTCCCATTCATTTGCTCCTTTAATTCAGAACATTGTTATCTGTCCGGGTATCGGTTTTTCTGTTTGAATCCTTTCATGCTTTATACGTTCAATCACAGGCACAAAATCATTTGATAAAGGAATATCAATCAATCCGCACGGTTCATTACTTCTTCGCCAATCTGAAGCCTCGCTATGTGTCATTCCATACGCTTCGCACTTGCGAAGAATCCTGTTATGATACATCCCCGAATGATAATGTGGACAATCTCCACATACGGCAGGTCTTCCGTCAATCATTTTCTGCCGCACACCATACAAGCTATGCATTACATCAATCTTTCTGAGCATTGTCATTCTTCCTTTAAACTTCTTTCGGTTTTCCGTCAGCGCAGAACCATGTTTCTGCATACCCGTGTACATGATAGAGGTCGCACTGTCCTGTTCTGTCTTTGTAATGCTTGCAATCCTTGCACCGGATAACCGCTACCAATTCCGGTACATTCTCCGGTTCAACTTCACAACAATACTGTTCCACAGATATTGCCTCCTTTTAATCATTCCCACGGGACACGGTCACGGTCTACATTGGACGGCTCACGCAGTTCCCAGCACCGCCAAGTCTTGCCGTATCCCTCTTCGCTCATAACGAGCGTGTTTCCGATAAACTGGATTTCATACCCGCCTTTTTCAGATAGAACAACGCTTGCCGGAGCGATAAATGTGTAGCCTTTTGATATCTTCAGTTCAACCAACACAAAGTCCGCACTTGCCGCATATTCCAGTGTGACAATTGCCCCCGTTGCCGTCTCGTCCATTGTTACTGCCTCCTTTAAGTTTCTTTTCGCTTTCCATCAGCGCAGAACCAGTCATCCGGCGATCCTTTATCCCCATCTCCGCCATTGTATATAGGACAATCATAAGTTCCTCTCCGTATGCACTCACGACAACGGACAAGTTCACCGTGGTTGTCGTTCCACTGGTAATCTCCGCCCTGAACTTTGATGTACGATTCGATGAACTCGACCTTTTCTCTCATCCCCAATTCATTCTCCTTCCGCACTCCGAACAATATTTCGAACGAACACTCGGTAGGTTCTTACTGCTCGGAATAATCCCAACGTTTTCGCCACAAATACAGTATGCTTCTCCATATTCGTTTATAGTCGGTTCTATTGGCTCCTGTTCTTTCAGCATGGCGATGGCATCTCTTGCCCACTGTTCAATATCTTCCAGATGCTTCTTTGTGAAAAACTGCAAATCACGTTCTCTGGCAAATGATGCCCATGTGCTGATGATCTGCAAATGCGTTATTGCACTTTCTCTGTCAGGCATCGTCTGTTCCCCTCTTTCCATAACTGCAAAATCCATCTTCAAAAACATCAATTCCGTTTTCATCCCAAAGGAAACACCTTTGTTTGTCTCCGTACCAATGCTCTGAATGTTTGCAATCCCTGCATCTGACTATCTCCGGTTGTTCTTTCAGCAGTTCCAGAGCTTCTAAAGCGAGCTGACTGGTGCATTCGTCAATGTTTTGTGATACCTCATAATATGGACATCCATCAAAGCACATGCCCGTGCCACAGCAAAACTTAAGTCCTTTGATAACCTTCTCCCTGTCAGGCATCTTATTCCCTCCGTTCACCGCTGGCACAGAACCAAGTCATGTCCACTTCCTGATTCTGGCAAGGACAGTTATCGTTCCGGCATCTCCCGTAAGTATCGCCCTCTTCGCTGTTGTAGGGTGCGAAGTAAGCGCAGTCAGCACACCGGATCAGAGGAAACTGAGATACTTGCGATCCATCAAAGGAACTCCGTTGCACTACCATTTCCGTTATCATATTAGCCCTCCTAAAACATCATTTTTATTTGCTGTCCATCTTTTTCTTTTGCTTTTCGTGGCCGATACCCGTTCGGATTTTCGCCGTAAGCATCAATCGGGTTCAGTTCAAAATCCCGGCAGTTGTTGGTCTTTTTTGCATAATTGTCGGACGGCTCAAAGCCACGTTTTTCACAACAGTTCCCGTTTCCGGTAACGAACCATGAACAATATCTGCAATACTGAGCCATTACTGTCACCTTACTTATATACAGTCCCGCAGATTTCCGCTTCAGCGGTTATTCCATTTATGAATCCTATAAACTTGCCTGCCACTTCTTGCGTTATTCTCTTTCTTCCTACAAGATAAGAAATGTGCGTTTGGATTGCCCCCGGCGACCTTCCAAGTATCGTTGATATTTTGTGTATATTTGTTTTGCCTTCGCATACAAGGTTTATTAATGTTTCATCTTCTTCATTCGTCCAGCGTTTATTTCCCCGGTCATAATTCACTTCTGTGCAACGGTCTATTTGCATTGTTGCTTTCTTAAGTCCATCTGATAGTTCGATATACGCATTCACCAAGATATGAACGTATTTTCTATAGACATTTAATTCTGCTAATATGTTTTTCGGCCTTTCACAACTTACTTTTGCAAGTTGCTGAATAGCATTTACAAGTTCTTGTCTTTTAATTTCAGGCGCAAACACCAAAGCTACATCTTCAGGTATCTTTTCTTTATATCCTGCAAGCATGATCATTTCTCCCTTTTTTATTTCTTGTCCTTAAACCAACGAACTTCTTTCCCTTTAATGCCGTTCCTAACTTCAGTCCTCCACTTCGGATAGCTATCGTTTATTTCCATCCTTTTCTTTCTGGCTTCTTCGGTTTCCGCTTGAAAAGCCTTGTATTCCTCACAGACTGAATGGCAAAGCAGTTTCCTTTGTTCACAGCCCTTGCATGGTGCTTTCATACTTCTTTGCTTCCTCCGTTCCGGGTTTTGCCTGTCCACCGCCATAACTGTCACGTTTAAACTGCGGACAGTATTCCACCCGGTAACTCACCATGTCCGGCGTTGACTGTGTACCCCTGATTATTCTTGATTCTGCTTTCCATCCGGTAATCGGTTTGAATTCCCTTGACCATGAACAAGTCTTGTCTCCTGCATGTTTGCAGTCCCAACAGAGTGTCGGTTGTTTATAGCCCTTTGCCATGCTTCACCTCAGAAGGGAAGATCATCAGGCTCAACGGGCAGGAAAGCACTCTGCTGTTTTGCTGTGTTTTTGGGCTGTTCCTGCGCCTGTTCTCTCGGAGTGAGGAATTCTACCTCATCAGCCACAACCTCAAGGCTTGCGCCGTGTTTTTCGTCCTTTTCCCACGTTCTGACGGACACCTGACCAATTACAAGTACCTTCTTACCTTTGCTCAGATACTTGGCGCACGTTTCGCCACGTTCACGCCACGCAGTCACGTTGAAATAATCGACTTCCTGCTGTTCGTCCCTCTTGCCTCTGCGGTTTACGGCTACAGTAAACGTGCATACGCTGATGCCGGAAGTGGTCGTTCTCAATTCTGGCGATCTGACTAAATTACCCGTGATAACGATTTTGTTCATTGCTTATTCTCCTTTCAGTTAGCCCAATCAATATTCAGATACGGACACACATGCCCATCGCCGTAATCATCCAGAGGAACCGTTGCTTCAAGCACTTTGTACAACTGGCACTTCCGGCAGGATTCTCCGTCCTCAATGCAGAGGTTGCAACGTTCCTTTGCACAGTTGATAAGTTCTCTTGCCTGTTCCTTCGGAAAAACTACTGTGTCCAACGTTGCCGGAGTTGCTTTTGGTACAATCCTTGTTTCATAGTCATTCATCGTTCCCTGAATAGCTTTCGCCTGTTGGAAAGTGATCGTTCCGATCAAGTCCTCAACAATCGCCCGGAAGCCGCCCACCGTCATCCGCATACGAGCAACCCCATTCGGAATACATTCCAGACGATGCTTCAAATCGTCTTGAGCTTCATCCGTACTGCACAGCATAGCCAACAGCCACTTCATTGCGTTCAGTTCCGTCCGGGTCATCCGTTCGCAGTCTTTTTCGTCCAACCAATACCGCTTCGGATTCGGTGTGCGTTTCCGCTTGGTGTAAACAGGTTTCATCGTGTTCATCCTATGCCCTCGCTCGCTTTCGTTATTTCTTTGACCTCTGTTTTATACTTACAGGCTATCAGTTTTTTCTTGATCTTGAATACCTCGTAAGCCGTTCCTTCTCTGTACCCCTTCACATCCTCAATAATCGTTTCACCGTCCTTCTGGTACACGAAATCGGCTATGTAGGCGCATTCTCTGAGCTTCGTTCCGTGTATTTCCTGCTTCGGAATTAAGACAAACTTCACTTGTGTTTTCAGTCCTTGTATCACCCCTTGCTTTTCTGCCTGCTTGAGGAACAGATACCGTTCAGCCTCAATCTTGCTATCAAACGTTTTCCCTAAAAAGCTAACCTTCCGATTGTGGTACTTTGTCGGCATCCTTTTCTCCCTTCAAAAAGCGGTGATAACGGCACTCATGGTCTTTCCTGATATAAATCCCATACAGCTTGCAGAAAACGGTATTTGCCCCGTTTTTTCTTGATTCTGCGCACGTTCCGCATATCTTCTTAATCATTTCGTTAGCCCTCGTTATTTACTCGGTTAATGTCGAGAATTTCATGATTGGTTTATCAAACTCCAACGGGATTTCTCCGCATCTGCCTTGACGGTTTTTTGCTACTTCCAAAATCTGATATTCATGACCACGTTCTTCACATGCCGCCCAATAGGGATAGTGCTTGCTTCGTGTATCCTTCGGTTCACCCGGTGCGTACTGAATCAGGAACACGTTCGCATCCTGCTCAATAGAGCCTGAATCCTTTGCTTCAGCCATTGTCGGTCTGCGCTTAACCCCTCCGGCTTCTGATTCCCGGTTGAACTGCGTAAGGGCAAGAATCGGAATATCTAATTCCATCGCCAACAGTTTCAGATTTCGGCTTATGTTGGAAACCTGTTCATAACGGCTTTTGCCTTGTTCGTCATCCCTCATCAGTTGAATGTAATCCACCATGATCATCGCCAGACCACCGTTCAGTTTCATGTTTACTGCTTCACGGCGAATCTGATTTACCGTTGTGGCTTTCACGTACCGGATCGGAAGTTGGCTCAGTTCCCCGGCTTTTTCACTGACCGTCACCCACTCGTTTTCGTCCAGCTTCTTGCTTGTGAGCTTGTTCAGGTCAATGCCCGTTTCTGCCGCCATCAGTCGAGCCATGATTTCCCGTTGGTTCATTTCCAGACTGTTCAGCAGTACGGCTCCGGTTTTCTGTGATACAAACTTCGCAACCGATAATGCCAACGCTGTTTTGCCGATACCCGGCCTTGCGCCAAGCACAACTAACATTCCCGGCTGAAGACCGCCTACCAACCTATCGAACCCGGCGATCCCTGTGTAAATGGCTTCTGACTTCTTTCCAAGATCATCCAGATAGTCAAGCACCATCGTTCCCATGTCTTCGGATTCAAGCTGTCCGCCTGTGTCCTTAATTGCGCTTTGGAGTTCTCCGATCAGCTTGTCCGTTTCCTCGAGCGGATCTTCAACCCGGCTTGAAACCTTCATGCAAGCCTGTCGCATTTTCCGTCTGCGCCGAAGGTCAAGGCAGATTGCTTCGTAATGCCCGTACATGGTAGGGGAGATCGCTAACCCAATGGATTCAATGAACATCTGCTTAACAGCTATCGCTTCAGGCGGTAACTGGTTACAAGCTGTTACCAGATCAATGTTCCGGTGCTTCTTGACAACGCTCTTGATGACTTTTGCCCCTTCAATCGTTTCCGCATAGCTGAAGGTTTCATCCGGCAGTTCGCAGAATCGGTCAGCGCACATGAGGTCAGTAAGCGCAAGCCCTATCAGGGTCTTTTCCGCTTCCATGTTCTGAAGCATTTAAGCCCACCCCTCATATTTCTCAAGCCCGTCATTGTCTTTCTGTTTTTGCTTTGCCCCCTTGTTTTCAAGGACTTTCCGCATATAGGCGATGGATAACGCCGAATGTTCATCGCACTCGTTTACCGCCCTCATAACGGCTTCCTTTCCGTAGTCCGCAATGAAACCGGACACCTTATCCATAACGCTTGTTGAAAGTTTGAACCCGGCTTTTTCCATCACTTCAAACACTTCGTTATTTTCCTGCTGTTGCCGGATCAGTTCTTCATCGTTTGCAAATGACATTCTTACGAACTCGCCCGGTTGAGCTTCAACTAATGCCGTTTTTTTGGGTCTACCGCCCTTGGAACCGTTTTCCTTGAGTTGATCATTTCTCTGTGCCATCCGGTCAATGTTCATCTTCGCTACAGGCCACAGATATCTCTCGCCACCCTCAAGCTCCGGTTCTTCCCCGCAATCCGCATAATTGAGCATTGCGTCAAATAACCGTCCCTTCTCAGAGTCACTAAGAGCCGCCATGGTCTCTCGGAAGCTCGTCCATACCTTCAGGTACTTCATTGTTCTCACCTTCTACAAATAGTTTTTCCTGAACAACCTCATCCAATCATCATGACTGTACTTGGCTTCAAAAGCCCTCTGTGCATCTTGTTTCAGCAGTTTGTTCAACTGCGCTTCGTATTGTGCTGAATCCCTCCCTCCGGTGTGGCAGTTGTGGCATAGCCTAACAGTTAAACCATAACGTTCAGAAAGTCTGCGGTTGGCAGTACCGCCAAGTACATGATGTGTTTCCAGACCGTACTGCCGTCCGCACAAGTAACAGACTTCCCAATCAGGCTGAATGATTGACTTCACTTGAACATCTCCAACACCTTGAAAAGAGCATCTTCCTGATCGCTGATGAGGGCAAGCCGTTTCTGTTTTTCATCAATTTCAGCTTCAAGCCGTTCCTTTTCTGCCTTCAGTTCATCGTGTTTCTTCTGAAGTTCAATCTGAACAGGGTTTGCCTTCTTTTCAGGCTCAGTTTCATCAAGAAAGTCCGTAAGGCTGATTTCATCATTTTCAGGCACGTTCATTTTTTTCAGTTCCTCCGCATAATCTCTTCTTGCTTTGCTTACTACCGTCTGTGCGTTTTTCTTGCTTACGCCCTTCTGCTCCATGTGATATGCAACTGGATCAGGCCGAGACAAGGCAACCCTCCAATATTCCAAGGCTCTTTTCTTTTGAGCCTGTACGCCTTTTTCCTGTAACCCTGCTCTGTAACCACCGATCTTTGCCGGAGGAACATTGTGTTTTTTAAAGATATCCGGGTAATTCCTGCGCCAAGCGGTTACTCTGCAAGATGCCTGATGGCTTGTAAGTCCTAATTCATTCATGAGATAAAGCCTTGCATTGCCGGAGATGATCGCCGTTTCGCACAGTTTTCGTGCGGATTCTCTCTTTTTCTCTTGGTCGGTCATTTTTGCCACATTCTCTGCTGTCTGTTCTTCACTTGGCATTTCCTCATCCTTTGCTTCAGACGTGGCTTCCTGCGCTGAAAACGGGCGATATTTCAGCAATTGATCCTGACCGCCGTATTCCTTCGTTATGGCTGGATACCGTTTGCACCAACCAATCAGCTTTTCCTTGGCTTGTGCTTTGCTGATGTGAAAAGCACTTTCCAACCATCCCCACGGATTACCGCTTGAGCAAGCCAGTCTGAACTGTGATATTTCATCTTCCGTTCTGGATGCTCTGTTTTCGGAATCGCTTATAAGAACCAACGCTCTCTGTCCGGCTGTACATGTCCTTAAGCCGGGACAGTTGTTACAGACTTTCGGATTGCCGTTGGACTTGTGGCACATATAGCTTCTCAGTTCTCCCATGCCCATGCGCTCGATTTTCGGCTGTTCAAGTTCCATATTGCACCTCACTCAAGCCCATCGGCTTTTCTGATTTCTGACAGCAGTTTCAGACATTCAAGCGGTTCCTTAATTTGGTAGTTCTGATGCCGTTCCTTGCCGTCTTTAAAATCCTTCAGAGCCTTGACGATAATTTCCGTCTGCTCTTTGTATTTGCTCCGGTTCTGGTTTCCTCTCGGATACCGTTCATCAAACATCTTCCGGGCAACCAATGCGCTTGAGGGTTCATAGCCGTCCGTTCCGGTTGTGTCGTGAGTGTTGAACACCCGGAAGAAAAGCTCGACTTCGTAATTCCTCATTCCTCCGGCTTCAAGCATCAGGTAAGCACCAAGCACGCAAGTCATCCGCTTGCTAATAGCACCGTTGATCGTTGCTCCGCTTGCCCTGTACGCCCGGTGAAGTTCTTTGAAGTGACCCTCAATCCAATTCAATGTCTGAGCCTTTGTAGGAACATTGAATACACCAACAATAGCATTCGCAACAGATGTTTCTGTGCTATTCACTTCACCGTAACCGCTTGCGTTTGCAATCTGAACGAGCGTTCTATTCACACCAGAATCAAAAATATTTACATTCTCATTCACACCCCGGATAACAAGCATTTCCACAGGCTTTTCAGCAAGGATAATCGCCGCAAGCCTGTGCTGACCGTTAAGCAGTTTCCCGTTATCATCAAAGGCGATCCCTTCACCGTTCAACTGCCAGTTGCCTTCCCGGATATCCTTGGCATAGCGATTGACCGTTGCTTTGCTCAGTTTGCGGTAATTGTCTGTGTTCGCTCGGAGATACTTCCGTGCAAGCTCCGGCGTGATCGTTTCAACCTTTGTGTCAATCATGTTTCAGCCCTCGTTTCTTTCTGTTTCTTGTCCCAGTTATGAAGCAGTCTCTGATATTCTTTTTCTGATATCGTTGGGATTCCTAATGCTTCTGCATCTTGAATGATGTTGTCGATGAATCGGCTCATTTGCTGTGTATCAAACTCGCTCGATCCGAAGTAGATTTTCACGTTGCTCCATCCTGCTTTCTGACTTCCCGGAACAACCTCAACCTGTCTTCCTAAATGCCCGTTTTCCCAGTTCCGTCTGAATGTCGGTATCGCTTCATCCTTCATTCCGACCATCGTGCTTACACCGCCAACCTCCCGGATTTCGCTCCGGTATATATCGCTCACCTTCCTTCCTGTCTTGGCGGCTATCTGATCCAGTAACACCCACGCAAAAGCGTTTGCTGTCAAACTCCGTTTCTTGAAAGCCTTTTTGATTTCAATGTCCACATCATGTTTAAACAGTTCATCAAAGGCTTCGCTGAAATCGGTCTGGGTGGTGAATGAGATAACCCATCCACCATCCCTCGACCGAAACATATCCTTCAGTCTGCCGATCATGCCCCCTTCCTCTTTTCGCACTCAGCGTATATCGCTTCGATCATCGAAACGGCCTGATCCATGGTCATTTTCTCAGAAGCAACATCTTCAATCGTTCCTGCCTTGATAAGTTCGGAGCGAACCTTCAGGAAATTGAATCCTGCGCCGTAACGTTCTTTCATTGCGTTCATCTCTGAACGAATATAGTTGCTGACCGGATTCTCAGGTACCTTATCGGGGACTTTGTTTCCCATCGTTGTCGTTGCCCTCGGCGGCATGCGTTCTTCCGGCATTTTTGCCGTTTCTACTGGCTTCTGCGGTTCTTCCTGTGTTTCTCCTTCAGGAAGGTCTTCCCCGGCGTAGATGTACAGTCCAAGGCCAAACATCGCAAGGTTCTTAACCAAGCACCGCATGATCGTTTTGTTCACATCCATCATGCTTGCGGCTTCCACGCTCTTGTTCAGGTACTCAGGCTGTTCATTTCCGTAGCTGTCAAAATACTTTCCGGTTTTCTGGTCGAGCTTGGCATACCGGAACTTTGGATTCTTGACCTTATACTCATACGGCGCACTCTTCATAGCCCGGTTCGCTCCGTCCATAACAGGGAGCCACATTTCATGGCTGATCCCGTCAATCGTGACGGAAGTGCTGACCATGTACCCGGTCTGAGGGTCTTCCACGTAGGGAAGTCCGTTGCTGTTGCGCCAGATAGTGTAATGCGCTTCAGGATACCGCTTCTTGACTTCTGCCCAAGCCCACGGCCAAGAGAGATAAGTTAAATCCTTACCGCCTGTGTTCTTGGTCTCTGTGTGACCATTCACGTTCAGCGCATTCAGCGTTACAAATGTGTTGTCCATCATTTAGCCCTCCTTAAAAACTCACATCAAACTTGTCTTCCTGCTCAGTAACCGTTACCCCCGGAATAATTTCTCCGTCAATCACAACTCCTTTCCCGTCCGGGCTGACCTTAGTCAACTTTTTGAGTTCGCCCCACTGAGCTTTTTCTTCGACCTTGATGTATTCCGGCATCTTGTTTTTCTTTAGCCAGTTAACAAGCAAGGCGTTATCGGTATCGTATTTCGGCGGCATCTTTTTCTTAATCAGCTTACCGCTCGGAAGAGAATAACTGCGCTGTGTCTTGGTCTGATTATGGAACTCGCTCATATTCTCGAAATACTCATACAGCCGGGACTTGAAGTAGCCGATCTTTGCATCAGCAGTTTCTACCTCGTGCTGTTTCTGCCGATCATAGAAGGCAACCATGCGTTCTTTCTGAGCCTGTGCCTCCTTGATCTTGTTCAGGCACCATTCAGCAGTGCTGTCATCAAGAATGATGAAATCCTCTTGTTCCTGCAAAAGTTCGCTCATTTATTTTCCCCCTGTTTTATAATTGACAACCGATCATTGTTCTGGTAAAATACAGATGTGTTGATCGATTAGCCCTCGATTACATATCCCTCGTCCGTAAGGACGGGGCTTTTTTTATGCCCCTTTAAGCTCTCCGGTATTGTCCAAGGTTTCGCCGTTGTACTCATGATCGAACCCTCCACCAAGAACTTCCTGCGTCCATTCAATCCGCTTCCCGGCAACCTCGGACATCATATCCGTGAGCTTGTCGTGCAGATCATCAAGCCATTCGCCCATCTCAGCCGAAATCGCATTATTGGATGCACTTGCGAGTTCATGCTGTGCGAGAAGGATGTGATCGCCGAATTTCACTAAATCCTTCAAAGCCTTTGCAAGGGAAACCTTTTTGCCGTCCATCGTTTAGCCCTCCTCAAATCAATCCTGCCGCCCATGCCATCAGGACGATAGTAATCAGCGGTGTTATTACAACCGTCAGCCTGTAAACATCCTTCGCAAGAACCTCTTCAAAAGGCACTTCCACCAGATACCGCTTACCTGTCCATCCTTTAAACTTGCGGTAATATCTTCCGTTGATCTTTTTCATCTTCGTTCCTCCGGCGGTGTGTAGCCTTTCCACTTTCGGATAATCTGAATGTTCCTCTCAATCAGCGGAGCAGGAAGACTGACCTTCACCTGATAAACAATCGTTGTTCCGTCCGCAAAGGAAATCCTCAGTTGGTCTGGATACCGGGAAAACTGATCCTCATACTCCGGGATAATTTCCGGGAGCATTTCCGGTCTGGTGACCGTTGCCTTGTATCCCCGGAAGTAATTGTCCCGGTTTCGTTCACTGCGCTTCATCGTTAGCCCTCTCTTTTAAGCAAGTTTTCCGTCATCGTCCTCATAAAGGTCTGTCCACTTGCACCCGTAAATCTCAGCAAGTTTTTTTGCTACCGGAACAGGAAGCCCACGCAATCCGGTTTCATACTGGCTAATGCATCCGACCGTTTTACCAACTGCATTTGCAACCTGCGTCTGTGTAAGTCCGGCCTTCCGTCTGTACCGCCTGATCCTGCTTACTACCAATTCGTTTTTCACCCCCTCAAATTTGAGCATTCATAAAAACCATTTTTATTATATATCAAATTTTATAAAATGTAAACCCCTTTTTTAAAAAAATTTTCGTTTCATAAAAATCGTTTGTTTACAAAAATTAAAAAACTCAATAAAATAAAAACAAGGGAGGTGCTTATCCATGTTAAAACTTAAAGAAATGCGAAGAAAAAACAGCATGACGCAAAAGCAACTTGGTGACATGGTAGGATTATCCATTAGCGCAATTTCCCTTTACGAGAAAGGAGTAAACGAGCCGGACATTCAAACACTCAGGAAGTTCGCAAGCATATTTCACTGTTCCGTTGATGATCTGCTTGATGCTCCAAGAACAAATAGTCAGGATGAGCTTGATGAATTTTCACGCTACAAAAGGCTCCGACTGGCGAACAAGGACTTTGATAACCTTATCCGCAAAGCAGAAGTTTCATCACCAGAACACATCAGAGCCGCAATAGCCGTTCTGGATGCTCTTGAACCGATGGCATGATTTTTCTTTGATGGTTTTCTTTTTCTTTTTTATATTTTTCTTTTTATTATTATTATCTTTTTTATTAATATAAATACAAAAAAGCAAAAGAAACCAAACCATAACCAAACAAAACCAAACGAAACCTAAAATAACCAAACTTTTTCAATATTTTATATAGAATAATCAATAAATTTGGTTTTCTTTGGTTTCTGTTGGTTATTATTGATTTATATTGGTTTTAATAGGTTATTTTTGTTTTGGTTTGGTTTATGTTGGTTATTCTTGGTTTGCTTTGGTTTTAATTGGAAAGGATTGCTTTATGCCAAGAGCAAAAAAACAGCACCTCAAGAAACGTTCTGACGGAAGATACGCTTGCCGTTATAAAGACAAGTGGTTCATGGGAAGCACAGAGGACGAAGCCCTTGAAGCGAGGGAACAATACAAGGCATCGGAGCGGACAGGAACACTTGTTGCCAAGGATAAAACCGTTAAGGCATACGCCGCTTCTTGGTTGCCTATTGCTTACCCTGAAGTTGCGGAGTCCACGTACAAAGGGCTGAAGATTCACCTCAAGAAGCTCGTTTCTCAGATAGGGAATACGCCTTTGTCAGAGGTTAAGCCTTTACAGATCAAGGAAATATACTCCAAAGAATATGCAGGACTTTCCAACAGCTACATTCTTTCCGGGAAACAACTCTTCTGTCAGTTCTTCGATTCTGCTATCGCTGACGGATATTGTTACTCAAACCCGGCGAGAGCCAAGAACGCTCAACCGCATAAGGGGTCATCGACTGGTCACCGACAGGTCACAGATCAGGAACGTTATTGGATTGAAAACCTCTGTGCAGATCACCGAACGCATCCGGTTGTTATGGCTATGCTTTATGCAGGACTGCGCCCACAAGAAGCAAAAGCCATTATCATTGACCGGGATATTGATTTTGAAGCAGAAACCATAACCGTAAACGAAACAGCACACTTAAACGGGCAAAAATACGCATATACAGAGCGAGGGAAGACTGCCAAAGCAAACAGACAGATTCCGCTGTTGCCGCCCTTAAAAGCCGCATTAAACGGCAAAAAAGGCTATCTGGTTTCCTCTTCTCACGGAGAACGTGTTACGCTTCAGACTTGGAAGGTAGCTTGGCGCAGTTATGTCACGCAGATGGAAACAGCCATAAACGGAATTGAGCGCAGATGGTACGGCAGAACGAAACAGCAAAAGGAACTCGCAAAGCAAGGCAAGCTCCCTGACTGGATACCGTTCACAGTCAGGCCATACGATCTCCGGCACTCGTTCTGTTGTATGTGCCGGGATAACGGGGTAGAATTAAAAACGTGCATACAGTGGATGGGTCACTCCGATGCTCAGATGATCCTGAAGGTTTACGATTCTGTCTCGGAAAAGCGGAACGAAACGGAAGCCGAAAAACTGAAAAAAGCATTGGAAGGTAGGCAAAACGGTAGGCAAATCACTCCGAACAGAAAAAGAGCCTTGAAACACAAGGCTCGGAATGGTAAATCCTGATTCGGTTCATACCCGGAGTGTCATAGGTTCGAGTCCTATTTGAGCCACACTAAGAAAACCTTGGGAATCAAAGCCCCAAGGTTTTTTTGATGATTTTCCAAAATGCGAAAAAAGGGTAAAAAGACCCTTTTATACTGAAAAAATGGTAGTCAAATCGGTAGTCAAAAGCCGGGGATCACTCCCCGGCTTTCTTCATGTCCGCTCTGATCAGTTCCTTGATGTATGCTGTGAAGTTTCCCTGACCCTCTGCGAACTTCAGAATCTCCATGTCATCCGGCTTGTCCATATTGAAAGATATCAGCTTCTTGGTCAGGTGGTCTTTGTTGTACTGCTGATCGTATTTGCTCTTGTCAAATGCTCCCGTTCTCGCCCTTGGCATCCTTCTTAACCTCCAAGTGATCTGTCATGCAGACGAACCGCATGTTCCTTGCCTTGTGATGCATCGCAACTGCCGCACCTCTCCGGGTGGTGTAGTCCTTGGCGAATGTCTGCCCATCGTGCATCATCAGATTCAGCGTTGCCCCGTCCTGACGGCTGATGATCGTTGCCATATCGCCGTCACGGTTAGACCAGTGTTCTTCAATCTTAGTCTTAATGATGATCATTTGTCAAACCTCCTCAGTAAATCCCGGCAATTTGCATCCGGCTAAACTTGCTCAGGTCATGGTTCTTTTCCAATTCAAAGAATTGATCCATGCATTCCTTCGGGGTTTTGCCGATCACAGTTCCGAAATGATCCTTGGAATAGATCGGATCACAAGTTTCAGGGTTGATGTCATACCAGATAATAACCATGTGAATAATCATGTTTGCCCTCCAATGCCGGGGTATTATAACCGCCCCGGCTCGGTGTGTCACTTACATCTCAAACAAGTAGTCACAACCCGTTTCGTCAATGTCCAGTTCGTACTCCCCAACCGTAACCCATGCGGTTTTGATGTTCTGGTATCCAAGGTCATTCATCATCTCGATGGTACGGTCTGCCTTATCAGCGGTATGCAGGACAAGCCACACATACACGCCGTTCTTCCGGCTTTCAAGAATGTCCATCTGATACACAACATCAAACGTGTTCTTCCAACTAAGCATCTTAAAATAGGCTTCTCTCCACTTTTCAGAATTACCGTCAAAGTCCTTCCGATACGCCGTAATGGATACCGTCTTGTGTTCTTCACCAATCGTGATCCGCTTCATGCCGCCTGACCCTCCTTCCATTCCTGCTCCTTGCGCTTGTTCTCCGCTTCGATCCTGCGGTGAACCTCCAACCGTTCCTTCATGGTCATTGTGTTTGCCCTCACTTTCTCCGATGTCTGGCATCGGCTACGATGTCCGGTGTCCGGGCATCGTCTGTCGGTGTCAAACTTCTGGTTCACGAAAGCTGTTTAAGGATTGCCTTGTACCCTTTTGCGGTTGGGATATATCCGTCATTCCCTCCATAATATCCGGTAAGGTTTACCCTCTTGAGAAAGCCATTTTCGCAATCGATCTCTGCCCCGGCTGTCCCAAGTTTGATTTGCGTTCCTTTTAGCACAAGCTTGACCGCATCCAACGTAAGATTTGCTATTGTGAAACACCGTCTTGCGCCTGTTGTTTTGCTTGTGAAGACCTCTGCGAATATGCCGCTTGTAATCATTTTGTTTGCCCTCCTTAGTAAAATCACTTGGTATGGCTATACTTTAACACACTTTATATAAAGTGTCAATAGGGAAAATGAAAAAAATATAAAAAATTTCAAAAAAAGACTCCGGTTTTCACCGGAGCCTATCAAGAACGGCATTATAGAGTTTCGGATGAATCGCATGAATCGTGTCCATCATTTCATCCATCAAAGCCCACACTTCTTTCTGATCCCTTCCGTTCACCAATTCAGCAAACTCTGTTCCGCTTTCGTTGATGACCTTATCAGGCGATGGAGCGTAGGAATAGGAGGGGAGAGGTTCGGCATATTTTTCTTCCCCAAACATCTCCCTCCGAATGATGTAAAACGCCGCCAGCTTGATGCAAGTGTTCGCATTTGGGTTCCTTTGCCCTTGGCACTCGCTGATAGCCTGTGCCAGATCAGCTTCAGAGATCACGGGCAATCACCACCTTCATGCGTTTTCCAGTTTGTCTACCATCCGCTGAATTTCCTGACGGGTGCGGTCATCCGGGGCATCAGCCATCAGATCACGCATCCGATCAGCAAGGTCATTCCGGGAGTAACCACGGGAATATCTGCCCATGCTGTCCCGTTTGTAACTCCGGCGATAGGAAGTCCCTCTACCATCGTCATACGCCCCCATATAGGGATAGTGACCACTGTATCCTTCATCTTCTTCCATGATGTTGCACAGATGGTCAACGGCACTTGCCATGAACTTGATGCTCTCGACATCTTCCTTGGAGAATTTGCCATTCTGAGAGTAATCTTCCAGTTCCTTCATCAGCTTATCTTTGAGTTCATACAGTTTGTCCATTTCAGATCCTCCTTCCTCAAGCGATCCGGGTTACGGTCAGATTTGCGTTCTGCAATTCGATCACGGGCGTGGGCGTTGTTGCCGGGTCTTCGTCTGCGGCTACATAGCGGACAGACAGAGTGAAGCAACAGCCCTTGGGAACCGTGATGATCGCCGTACTTGTCACGTTGCCATAGGTATCAACCGCCGCCGGAGTGAAAATCGCTCGGCTTGTCAGTCTGGGTTCACCGTTGACCGTGATAGCAACAGCAATAGGTGTCACAGCACCGTCTGTGGGAATTGCGATATTGCCGTTAAAAGTGACCTGATACCGTGCGAAACAGTTAGGAGTGATCCCACGGAGGATAAAAATCCCGGTTTCGTCTTCGTGGAAAACGTATCCACGGGGACAGGGGATAGAGGATGAAAAGATTGCAGGATTGTTAAGGGAAATCAACTGCACATCATTCTTCAGATATTCAGCCATAGGATTCACCCCTTAGAACGTGTTTCCGCATCCGCACCCACAGCCAGTGTTCTGGGGGCAAGTGAAAATGGGTGTCCTTCCATAAACAGGGGTAGTGGGGACGGGGCAGGAGTTCAGACGGTTGTACAGAGCATCAACCTCATTGGCAAAGCCCTGAGAGATAAACGCATTCTGCGCCGTCTGGGACTCACGAAGAGCCGCCATGTTAAGCTGATTCTGAAGTCCGACATTTTCCCTCTGAGCCTGTGCAAGCTGTCCTTTAACGCCGTCCAGTTCAAGAGCGCACAGCTTGTCAAGGATCGCCTGAGTTCCACGGGTCTGAGCATCGATGATGTCACGGGTGTTCTGAGCCGCCGCAGTCCGGTCAGCGCAGTTCTCGGTAGCAACCGTGTACTTCAGATCGGCAGTAGCCGCACGGTTGTCACAGCAACACTGAGCTAACTGAGCCTGAAGTGCAGTCATGCCCTGAGTGCTTGCGGTCTGAGCCGCATAGCTCCGCTCCATGTCGGCAATCTGATTGGTGTACAACTGCTGAGAGATAGCATTCTGCGCTCCGGTGATCGCCGCAGTAGTTCCAGCAAAGCCGTTGCAAAGCTGATTGCTGATGCCGTACACACCGTCCCGGATAGAGGTAATGTTGTCATTGATCATCTGATCCCGGAAACCGCTGTTGATGTTCTGAGAATTGTTCATCCACGGATACAGACCATCACCGCCGAAACCACCGCCAAAGCCGTTGTTATTCCAACCGCCAAGCAGAATGAACAGGATTAAGATCCAGAATCCGTCACCGCCGAAAAAGCCATTTCCGCTGTTCATGCCACCAAAACCGGAAGGCTGAACAAGCATGGTAGTACCTACACCATTTCCTTCGTCTGTAAGAGCCATATTTTTTAGTCCTTTCTTTTATTTAACAACTTCCGTGTGCACCCAGAAGATGTTGTCATGAATAGCAACTTGTGTTATAATTCAAAGCGTGGAGGTGTTGAAAATGAAGGAAGTTTTCAAAGACATACACGGCTTTGAGGGGAAGTATGCAGTAAGCAATTTCGGAAACGTAATGAGCCTTAACTATCTCAATCAGAAGAAGCCAAAGCTACTGACTCCGATAAAGCATCATGGTGGATATCTGATAGTTCATCTTGGAGGGTCAACGATCCGTATGATTCACACTCTCGTTGCAAATGCTTTTATCCCTAATCCAGAAGGGAAAAAGTTTGTAAATCATATTGATGGAAACAAACATAACAACAGGGTAGACAACCTTGAATGGGTCACTTGCAAGGAGAACATAAACCATGCGATTAGAACTGGGTTGCGAAATCCTGATCACTATTACAGAGCCATGGGAGTTGACCGGAAAAACCATAGAGCGGTTGATCAATATTCATTGGATGGTAGCTTTGTAAAACATTGGGAATGCATATCTGATGCCGCAAGATTTATCGGTTGTAATCCGTGTATGATCATCAACAATGCATCTGGTAGAATAAAAACTTGCAAAGGTTTCATTTGGAAGTATTAGTAGGCGATACACTCAACCGAAAAGAATCAAAATGAACGTTTTAATTGAATAATCTGCACATTTTGTGCAAATATGCGTGTTAAAATGCGTTTTTTGTTCTATTTGCCAGTAATCATTCGCTGAAGTTGATTCGCCATCTGAACGGCTTGGTTATATTGGGACTGTGTTACTCGTCCAGAATTAAGAAGTTGCTGAACCTGTTCTTTAGGATCACCCTTGAACATCCGTTGAAACTGCTGAAACCGCTGAAGCATATTGTTCGGCTGTTGGTTCATCATTCCGAAAAGCGGATTACTCATCGTCAACAACCTCCCTCGTCCTTCTCCGGGTCATACTTTCCATCTTGTTTCGTATCGCCGATATTTCGTCAGAAACCGCTTTTAATTCGTCCTTCGTAACGTAGTCGGATAAATTATTGGCTTGCATAACGGGTGCGGTATTTGTGCCGTTTTTTGCGGCATCTCGGATTGTGTAGTCAAGTATCTTCATCGATGGCATACCGGAAGCGTCTGCGCTTTTCAGATAAATAACCTGTGCTTCGCTATCCCATAACTGAACAGTGTTGTTTGGGGCAACAAGATACGCCTTTGCTCCGGCTTCTCCGCTCACCCAGATAAGACCGCCTTGCACGGAAGGTTGAACGGTAGGTTGCATAGGTGCGACATTCTGATTCTGCGTATAAGGTTGCGTGTAAGGCTGATACATCGGCTGATACGGGTAGCCATTAAAAACTGCCATTTTCAATCCTCCTTCGCCCAGTAATAAACCGGAATCTCTTTTGAAGAATCCCAACTGTCATAGATCATTCCATCCTTGACTGTTGCGACATGGTTTCCGAATCCAAGAACGTATGTCCCGTGCGGATGATCCCTTGCGAAATCCTCTGCGGTATAGCAGTCCGGGCAAGTTGTGGGAATTACAGAACGCTGAAAGCCGTGTTGCTTCAATACCGATCCCCATACAGTATTTGAGGACGGGACATCGTTCATCAAATAGCCATTCATAGTGATCATTGCGTAAGCCGTTTCCCAATCCGTGTTCAGCGCTTTTGCTACAGCACGAACAGAGCAGTCACCGACATTACGACCGGACGGTGAAGGATTGTACCAACTCCAATACTTCATTTTCCCTTGCTCCTTTCTGCTTAAATTTTCGCAAAAGAAAAACCCGTTGACGAGGTTGTCAACGGGCGTGTTTCCGGCAATTTTTAGGCGTTTTCCGTACTGCCTACATATTCAAGTTCATAAAGCCTGATCTCGGTTTCACTCAGCTTGTGATTGTACTCAGCCCACCCCCAAGCATGATGACCGGAAGGTGATGTGATTTCATCATATCCGACTTCAAGCAGTCCTTCTCTTGGTATCGCTCCGGGCATCGGTGGACGGTACAAGGTTGCATAACGTTCTCTCGCCATCGTTCAGTCCTCCTGCCTGTTCGTCTCACGCATCGCCCGGCAAATGCTCTCAAGCTGAATCTCGTCAATTTCGCAGTTGTCCGGGATCAGTTCGTTATCCTGCATCCAACCGAAGAAGTCCATTACCATGTCACGGAAGTGATCAATTTCGTTTTCAGAAACTTCATACTCCGCTTCTTCCATCAGGTGTTCGTCAACCGTAGACAGGCAAGCGTTCAGTTCTTGGTGCGTTCCTTCAAACCTGCAATAACTCATGTACATTGTTCAGTCCTCCTGTTCTTCCTGTTCCTGCACGAGTGCGTTCCAGTATTCGGCGTAAATCTCCGGCGTGATTCCTTCCGGCAGTTCCCATCCTTCAGCCATGAAGTTGTCGAGGTCATCTGCGGCGGTCTGTTCATCCATGTACTCCGGCTTAACCCGGCATGCATCAAACAACCCCTGTACGAACTCTGAAATGCCCATATCGTTTAGCCCTCCTTACTTTGTGGTTATGCTTTTAAATGTTCCGATGTACCGCTTTCCTTCGTAAGCATCAACGATATCGTATCCCGTGATGTCATCAACCTCGATTCCTTTGCTCATTGCCCTGAATTGATCGTCACGGTAATATGCTTTAAGAATCGGCTGTCTGGGTCTTCCGTTCGTACTCCACCTAAACACTACCATTTCAGAACCATCGATTACGGAATTGTACTTATCGCACCAATCATAAGGCTGTCCATCGAACAAGAACAAATTTCTCCAGTGAGAAGTTTTTGAACTATTGTTGAACTTGTTTATCAGTTCGGAGCCGGTCATTTCTTCGTGATCCATGACTTTGAGTGTAATCTTGGTTTCCATCGTTTAGCCCTCCTTCATTTGATGTTATAAGTATATACCTATATTCTAAAAAAGTAAACCCCTTTTTTCAAATCTTTCAAAAAAATTTTTAAAAAAAGAAAAGGTTGGTTATTCGCCAACCTTCTTCATGTCCTGCCGGATCAGTTGCTTGATGTAGCCTTGCATACTGTTTTGCTTCTCAAGCTGTTGAATAATATCGGCATCCGTTTCCAGATTCAGCTTGAAATGGTACTGTTTCGTGTGCTTGGCATCGTACTTCAGGACAGCCCGTCTCTGTGCTTCTGTTGCCACAATCATCCCCCCTGTTATAAGTGTATCACACTCCAGAAGGGATTTCCAGTCCAAGAATCATCTTAACTGCTTTCTCAGCCCGTCCCGCCGCTTTAACGATCATCGTTTTGTCGTTTTTTAGGGCTTTAAGCCAGTTTCCAATATAAGATGCGGAATTATTCAGGCTATTCCTTGTCTCAAGCCCTACGGTGGCAAGAATCGAGGCAGAACCGATTTCTGCTACGAGTTCTTCCAGACTGTAACTTTCGTTTCCGAAAAACTGGTTCCCGTTCACCCGGTTCAGCCGGGAAGGATGCCCGGTGCTGTGGGTCAGTTCATGGAACAGGGTTGAATAGTATTCCTCAGACCGTTTGAACTGCTCCGGCGCAGGAATGAACACTTCATCAGTTGATGGGCGGTAAAACGCCTTATCACTCTCAACAACGGTCAGCTTTACGCCTGATCGCCGGATGTAATTAGCGGACACGTTCTCAGCTGTATGGTTCTGTGTGAACTCATACCGTTCATTCATGTCGGTATGGAACTTCTGCTCCACGTTCTCGCACTGGCGAATGTGAAACACGGTTGTAACGGTCAAGAAGGGGATATGTTTATCCTCATCCACGTTCCCGTCCTCGTCCTTCACAGGGAGCATCTTGAAGAACACAACCTTTCTTCCGTGTTCGCCCTTCTTCACGTTGCCACCACGTTCCTTCACCTGATTGAAACTGAGCCATTCGCCCTTAATATCGTCCGTCATTTCTTGAGAAGTCTTGTACTTCTTTTTGGGATCAAGCAGAAGCATCTGGTTCAGGATGGAATATGGGTTTCCGGTCTGTCCAGACCATCCGCAGTCAAGAACCGTTTGCCAAGGCTTCTGCCAAGGGGCAACGCCCTGCTCAAGCAGAGCGCACACCCGGTCAGTTACCATCTGATACGCATCGAATTTCATAGCCCTCGTTTCTCCTTTCACATCATCCGATCTTTGATCCACTGTATCTGTTCCGCAACAGTCATGGTGTCCAAGCCTTCACGATAGAAGTCGGTCAGGAAGTAAAGTACGCTAATAAGGTCGCCGTACTTTATAAGAGTTCTGCGGTGCGTATCGCCATCATACAGGCGAATAACCCGGTACGGATTATACTTATCATCTGTCTTGATACAGACAAGATGTACACCGTACTCATGAAGATCAAGAATTTTTCTGCTCATTTTCTTCTTCCTCCCTCTGCTTGTGTAGTTCCCGGACTGCTTCGTTGTAACGATGGATGCTTTCCTTGTCCTTCCAGTTCACTTGTGCGTAAAGCCGTTCGCATTCTTTATACAGTTCACGTGAAGTCATTTCGTCTCCTCCTTAATGCTTTTTCATGAAGTAATAGTTTTCGCCAAGCTGACCCAAACCTTTGTCTATCGCGTAACACATTGCGATGTGCTTAACCGCCGCTTCTGCCGTGTCGAAGGTGCGGTTAACGCAATCCTCACGGCCAGACTTCAAATACCTGACGTATACATACCACATTCAAAACTCCAATCTGCCGAGGATATACCGCCCCGGCTCGGCATGTCGGTCATCCATAAATCTCTTTCAAGCACTGCCAGCAAACAGCTTTCTTTACGGCGTCATAATACCGTTGATCGTTGTAAAGTTTAAAATATCCGGCAAAGTCGAGAAAGATTTTCTTTTCTTCGCCAGTGAAGCAGGACAGGATCGCTTGCTTCTCCATGTCGCTCCCGTGAAGATACCGGTTTGCAACATCAAATGCCATTTCCTGCTGTGTCATGCCGCCTTGCCCTCCTTCCATTCCTTCAGCTTCCGCGCATTCTCGCGCTCGATCCTGCGGTGAACTTCCAACCGTTTCTTCATGGTCATCTCTTAGCCCTCGCTTTCTCCAGAGTCTGGCTCTGGCATCCGGGAGCGTGACCGTTCCCGGTTGCCAAGGTCAGTACATATAGCACACATGGAAGCGCTCAGTAGAACCGCCGAACATCAGGGTGATGAGTTCGCCATCCTCCCACACCGTGGCATACTGTGTTGTGACATCTTCAACCTCATACCCGGCATCCTTCAAGGTGTCCACAACCTCATCAAGATTGTGGAACTGGATGCCTCTCACATACTCAAAAACCCGTTTCATCTGCGTTACCTCCTTCCTTTGATGATATAAGTATACACTTATTCACAGAAAAAGTAAACCCCTTTTTTGAACTTTTTTCAAAAAAATATAAAAAAAATTCCCGGCACTCAGCCGGGAACGTGTTTGAAAACAATTTCTTCGCACCTATGAACGATAGTCCGAACCTGCCTTGGTGACATATCAACCTCTTCCGCAAGGGCTTCAAAGGTGATGCCGTCAAACAGCCTACGTTTCAAGATTTGCCTGTTCCGTTCCGCATGGCTTCCGATAATCCATTCATCAATAACGGCATCCAGTTGTGATCTGCTACACTCGATCACTTCTTGACCCTCCCGGAACCGTGACAGGTGGGGCAGGACTTCGTACCTTCGGCAACAGATGTTTTAAGCACTCTGCGCTTAACAACCTTAGTTATCTTTACTCTCGCCGCCATAGATCGTCACCTCGCCCTCACCGTTGATAACGGCATTGCTGTTTCCGTCTGCTTCAGCAGAATAGGATTCAGTAACGGTTTCTTCAACAAACTGCGATTCATAAATCAACCATCCTGCGTTCGTTCCGATCAGAGCAACGATCAGAATGATGATTATTACCCACAGCCGCTTGTTCGTCCGCTCTGCCCGGTTCATCTCACCCTCGTGGACGAAGTACGGGATAGTAGCTTCATTCATGCTCTTTTCCCTCTTTATTGTACTTAACAGAGCTGATACCGATAATGGAACCGATTAGCACGCAAATCACGCTTGCGGTTTTGGCTACTTCATCAGCCAAAGGCCAACCCCAGATTGCAGATAAACCAACGTATGCGGTTGCAAGAGCCGGTATTACTACGATCACTAACCACTTGAGGGTATCATAGACTTGATTGCTCAATTTCATGTGCATTCTCCTTTACTTCTCAATCAGGTAATCAGTAATTTCCTGATGCGATGCTTTCAGCTTTTCCGTGCTGTTGCCGTTGATTTCATGGCTCAACAGAGCAAGGATGCCTCTGCACAACACCTTGTTCCCGGCTTCAATAGCGTTTATTTGATCCCGGTGTTCTTCCAATGCTCGTGTGTGGCTTTTTATCAGCGCATTGTCATTGGCGAGTTTGTCATCAATCTCTTTGAATTTCGGTTCCAGTTTCTTCAGCACCATTTCACTTATCGTTTCTGCAAGCTCGTCTTCAGGCTTTGCTTTAAGTTCATCACGTTTCTTCTTCTGCCGGAACACATCAAGAACCTTGTCCGACAAAATAATAAGCGATCCGATTCCAACCAGTCCGACTAACGTGTACCAGAGTATTGCCGGAGTCAGTCCTTCTACACTCGGCATTGGAAACACCCCCTCTTTCTTACCTTGAATGAATATTGTCCATCGTATAGCCCACAAATACTCCAAACATAAAAGCAAGCCCTACGTACACCCAAATCATACTACAAAATCCTCCGTTAACCTACCACTCCGAGGATACTTCCAATTTCCTCATAAACCGCCCATAAACGGCTTCTTTCAATCGTGATAGTGGATTTATCACTTTCATCCTGACCCGGCTGAATAGTGCCATATTTCACGAATTTCGACATAACATAGCCCTTCTTGCCATGCCAGAGTACCGCATCCCATTCATCACCCTGATTCTGGACGGTCACGGTATCACCAACCGGGATCTGATCAACCAATGCCGCAGAACGGGACGGCTTGCTTCTCAGGTTGACCGTTGCTCCGCTCTCAGCCCAAACTGTTCCTGTCATTGAATCATCTCCTGTGTACGTATCTCCTGCCGTGAATTCAAACCCATAAGTCAGCGCATCCCACAGGCCAACCCTGTTCCATCCTCCGCTGATGGCTTTTCCGGCAAACTTGCTTGTGCAGACACAGTCATGCGTGAAGCTTGAATTGATCGCCCCATCACCGAAATTGTATTTTTCCGCATCCTCCACGAAGGCCTCAGATGCTATCTCGCACATTTCCTTTCCGGTCATCCCGGTGTAAATGCCTATGTGCTTTGCGTTGCCGATGCCATCAGCCCGGTATTTCTCCGGCTCTTTCCCGTCATGAGCGAGAATGAACAGGAACGCCCCCGGAGGGATTGAGCCGAAAGATGCCTTACACTCTTCCGGCGTTCCGACCCATGTCATGCGCCTATACCATGCGTTTGATCCTGAAAGGTTCTCGCTGATACCGATATCCTGCAAGCATTTCTCCACGAACGCCTGACAGTCCATTTTTGAATATGGAACACCTAAGTATTTCGGCGCAACGGCGCAAAGGTCTTTTGCTTTCGGCATCTTATCACCTCCGTTAAGAAAAATTTCGCAAGATTTTTTCGTAAGGGTTTTTGCTAAGAAAAACTTGTCAAGTAGCCGTCAACTAAATGTCAGTCGTTTGTCAAGTAGCCGTCAAGTGCCGGAGACTTCCCCGGCATAGGGTGGACAGACGCTCCGGTTGATCAGGCCGGAACGCCCGCCCAATATAATGTCCTGACTTGGTCCGCATCCAATGGCTCAGCGTGTCAGGCTCTATCCGTTAGGAGTTTAAAGTGTTATTTTAAGTTAACCCTTTACATAATTCGTACCAGAATCAAACACGTTTGTCAGATCACTCTGTTGCACCCAAGCCCCGTTGATCTTCTTGTAGACCTTGGATGCCGCTACCCAACTTCCGTTTTGCTTGAAGTATAGTGTGGTTGTTGAACCGGATTGCGTAACAACAATAACGTGGTCGGCAGTAATGTTCGAAATAGTGTACTCATAGAATGTTCCGGGCGTGAACGGCTCGTCAAGCGTTATGGCTACTTTGAACTGCAACGTGTCGTTGTTTGAAGCGGATGCATCGTCCTTGCTGTACTTCACCCAGATGGAGTGATCCCCGGCTGACATGTTGTATGTCAGCGTCTGTGCGGAAGATGTGTTATGAGAGCTGGTGTTACAGGCAAGTTTGTAACTGCTGTCCGATATCGTTGCGCCACTGCTTCCTGCGGAATAGTAGTTATTGTTCAGGGCAGTATCAATATTCCCGAACACGCCGAAGTCATACCCCTGTTCGGCATAGTTGATGTATGTGAATGTTATTGTTGCCGATACAGGAACATGGAAATCAACCCGACATACGGCGGCAGACTTATCTACTCCATGGTTATTGCTGACATAATATCCCGTACTGCTGTTCAGCGTGAACCCATACGTACCGACATTTTCAACCTCATAGCTTTCGCCAGTATCCTGCTTTTCAACGAACTGCGAGGTGACATCCACGTTATTGTCCTTGACATTGATCCCGGACAGGGTATTAGCGTGGATTGCAACGGTTGATCCTTCAAGCGGATTAGCTTCAGATGCCGTCACCGTCGCGGATGTGCTGTTGTTGATCGTCACACTGTGGTAAACGGGAATCGTGTAAGTTACTTCAATTTCTGCACCGTAGATATAAACGTAGCTTGTCGTGTTACGGCTTGATCTGCGGCAGTTGATCCTGATCCCGAAGTCCGATCCTGCGGCTACAACATCCTCCCACGAATGACTGCAACTGAATGTATGCGTTGTCACCGTGGAAGAGATAGAATCAGAGCTTCCGAAAGAGGTTGATGTACCGTCATACAGATACATCGCCTGAGAATAACCGCCGGAGTAATTACACTTGATCTTGACCGTGAATCCGCTGACAACCGCACCGCTTGGCACAGCATCGAAATTAAAACCCCTGACATAAATGTAATAGGATGATGTGCTTGTCCTGCTGTTCGTTACAGTGGCGTGGGTGGTGCTGTCCGTGTTAGCGTACATGTTGCTTGCATTGGACACGGACAGATAGGACGAACTGCTCAGATAGTAGGTGCTTGGAATCAATCGGACTGTTGGCATCCAAACACCTCCTTACGTTTGCAGATAGATGTCACCGTTCGTACCCAGAGAGGATGACGGGGCAGAACTTCCGGTATAATAGGTCTGAAAGGTCAGGCTCCCGGTTGTCTTTGTACCGTCAGCCCGATAGAACACCTTTCCGCTTGCCACATCAGAGGCTGTTGCGGTTGTGTCGGTGATCTCCGTGAACTCAGCTGTCCCACCTCCGCTGATTGGAAGCGTGACAGCCGGAACAGCGGAGTAAGTAGCTCCCAACAGGGAGATATTGCGTGTTGCCATGATCCCACCTCCAATCAGGAGATGGAAAGAATTTTCGTTGTGCTGTCCTGAGAGATGGACGGGAGGGCAAGCGATCCTGCTACACCCAGAAGCGTGACACCGCTCTTGATGTTACTGGCAACGATTTTCGCCTGTTCCGTAGAGCTGATGCCCACCGTGCCGCCCGTGGTGTATCCGGCAGGAATCGCCACCGTCCCGGCTTTCGTGCTGATGCTCCCGCCCGTGCTTCCGTTGTTCGCCATGCTACCAGTAACGGAGCCGGATGAGCCAAAGGCCGTTTTCCCGGTCAGGACATCTGCGCTTGTGATGTCCGCATCTCCTGTATCGTAAAACTTAGCAGTACCACCCCCACTCTGAGGGATATCCACCTCCGGGACATTCTGATAAGTTACGCTGTTGATTATGACATTTTTCGCCATCTTGCACCTCCGTTAAGTGATTGTTAGTGTGTTTCCGTCCCAAGTAACAAGGCCATAATTGCTCGGAATCGGATTGATAACAACATCCTGTGTCATGACCAAATCCTTAGTAGAAAGAATCTGTGTTTCCTGAGAAGGCGTGACGGTGTATTCGCCCTTGTATTTTTCGCCCTCCCAATCAATGATTGCTGTCTTTACGCCCAACAGATGGATGCCACCCTGTTGCACCTGTTGCATGGTGTGTATTTCATGCTCCTGCACCTGTTGCAACGTGCGGATCTCAGGCATTTATCATCCCTCCTGTGTGAGCTTGATCATTCTGTCCCTTCTGCGGTGAAGGTCGATGGGATACTCCTCCCAGAAAATTGTGTTGCCTTCCTGATCCAGACCCTTTGCCTCAAGGATCAGGTTTGCGGAAACAAGGTTTTTCGTATCATCCTCAGTCAGAGGGCAGACCACGGTTTCGCCGTTGATCATCATGTCTTCCCTTGTCCATGCCTTGAGCGGTCTGGTCAATCTCCCGGTTGCGCTCCACAGCGTGACGGACAGGGAAGGGATATCGTCTACGGATGTGTCAAACGTTAAGACAAGCGGATTGTTTGAGCCTTGTACGATCATGGGATCACCTCTTTTTCCAATCAAGATAAGCCAGCACAGCCACAATAACAATAAATGCGATTGCCAGTCCTGCGGTAAAGCCAAGTAGCATGGCGGCCACCTCAAATCATGTCCCGGTTAGTTTCTTCCACGCAAGCCAGTTAGAAGAGCTGTTGTTTCTGTATCTATAATGTAAGGTGTTGTTTGTGCTGATAAATATCTGAGCAACAAATCCAGTACCGCCAGTAAAGACAAGAAGCATACCATAAGCAGTGGAACTTTCGGGTGAATTTGTCGAAATACCAACGTGATAAAAGCCAAAGTTAGTATAATTGTTTGCATCAACATTGTTGGTAAAAGTGTTTGATTTTAATTGGCTTGTATAATTGCTGTTTATCGAATTAATCGCATCCGCTTCTTTGTCAACGCAATTGGAGAAAACACTTGCATCCGGCGCATCCGTCATTGCCGGGATGCTGATCGTCACGTTGGTAGGGGTCAGGGTTTTGCTTGTTGCCATGTTTACACCTCCGTAATCTCAATAAAATCGTCCAGTGCCTTTAATTCAGCGATGTTCTCAACAGGCAGTTGGGAGAGCTTGAAAATTGGGGTTTTGATTTCAATTTCGCATTCCATGTTATCCAGTTCGGCCCTGCGCTTCAAAAACTCGATATATCCGGCTTTCTTTTCGTTGTCATAATTAATATGACCGTCAACAGAAATCGTTCCGCCTGTTTCTGCTATGATTTTCTGTTCCTCACGAGCTTGGAATTCCACATTGTCGGACAGGGCTTTTTGAAGTTTGAACAGCTTATAAAGCACATCTCTGTCCATTTTTCTTTCCTGCATGTTGGTAATCGTCATGAATGCGTTCATGATCTTTTTCTGGGTTGTTTTCATTGCGTTCTCCTCCTTAGTCAGCAAAGAAATGAGTGTATTGCTTCCCGTTGCTCAACAGCACAGATACGTTTGCGCCTCCGGCTGTGTAGCTGATGCCCCACGATGTCGGCTGGACGGAATCAGCACCTGAATAATAAAGTCCTTCATCCGGGTCTTTCAGTTCAATGCGTCTGGTATCCGTAACGCCGTTTGTAAGTGTAATTGTTGCCATTGCAAAAAGCGTTTTATTTGTGGTGTTTGCTGATGCCGTTGCCGGAAGTTCTACTGATCGAACTCCGGCTTGATTAAAATTTACGGTTACACCATTGCTCAAGGTCATCGATGTGCAATAGTTGCCGGATGTCGTGTAACTTCGGATCGTGCTATAGTACAGTTTCCACAGCGGATAGCTTGACTGGTTAGAACTCAGATTGACCGTTGTGGTTGTGCCATCCTCCTGCATCACCTGAAGGGCGGTCAGGACAACAGTACCGTCTCTTGCCACCCTGAACGGAGCATTTGCCGCCGTTGCCGATCCTGCCCAGATGGCGAAGGTGTCTGATGCGTTGCTGTCCAATGCGACATAACCAGCGCCGGAGCCGGAAGAAAGAAGGTTTGTTCCCAACAGCCAGCCGCCGATCCGACCGGAGATTGCCGTGATCGTTCCGGTCATGCTCACGTTGCCGGAGCTGTCAATGCTGAAGTTCCCGGAATCAACAGCGAAGGAACCGCCGGATTTGATCTTCACATACTTGCCACCGCTTACCTCAATACCGCTTGCGTTGATCGCAATCCCGGATTTGATGGTGTATGCGTTGTTTGTGGTGTATTCCTCTGCCGCCGCCACAATGCTCTGAGCGGTCTGGTAAACGTTCGTCTTGGCGATGTAAGTCCCGGATGCCGCAGAAGAAGCCTGACTTACCGCCGCAGAAACAATCGCATCAGCGGTCTGGTAGGAGGTTGTTTTGTCGAGCTTGGAGCTTTCCGCAACCGTTGCCCGGCTGACCTCTGCGCTGATCCTGTCGGCGGTTACCGTCAGCGATGCTCTCAGATCCACAAGTTCGCCTTGGAATGTTGCGCTCTGCGTGGCAAGAATCTGTACTTCCTTGGCGGTCTGCGTGATCTGTGTCTGCTGACTGATCTCGCTTGCCCGGTCGGATGTTTCCACCCATTGCTCACCGTTCCAGACATAAGTGACCGCACCCAGAAGCCGTTCCCACGTTTCGTATGTATCCTTGACTTCTTGCCATGATGCAAAGTTGTTGGAAACCGCTGACCATGTGGCGGTGATCACATCGCTTTTGATCCAGATATCGCCGACAGAAACGGTGTAAACCGTCCGTGGGTCTGCCCACATGACATAGCTTGAAGCCTTGGTGTCAACTGCACTTACTGCCGCTTGGATCTGTTCGCTCTGGATCGTCAGCTCTGCGGAGAACTGATCAATCTGATTCCCAAGGGCATCCACCTGAGAAGTAGTAGCCCTTAAAGCGATCTGATCCGAAAGCTGTTCAATCTGTGTCTGAAGCGTTGCCGGAAGGTTTGCGTCATACATTTCCTGCCAGTAAACGCCGTCCCAAACGTACATCTTCGGAATGCCGCCCAAGGTCTGCCATGTGCCAGTTGTATCCTTAACGGCTTGCCATGTGGCGTAATCCTCAGAAACGCTCTGCCACGTTCCTTGTGGCTTGCTCTGTACCCAGATATCGCCCTGAACAAGCTCTGAATGGCTCGGCTCCGTTTCTTGGAAGTACACCGTACCATATCCAAGCGAGGAAATCCGGCTGTCCAGACTGTTGATCGTCTGCGTGATCGTTGACCCGGATGCCCAGTTGCCAATCGTGGAGCGGATGTAGGTGTTACTGCTAAGATCCATTGCGTTGATTTTCGCAATGGTGGCCTCCCGTGCGAACAGCTGATCCACGTTGATGATGTTCGCCGTGATTTCGTCCATCAGGGCATGGGAGGCGTAGATGTTCGTGGTGTTCAGGTCTTCGGCTACGATGTCCGTGCCAAGATAGATCGTGCGCCCGTCCGTGGTGTGTCCGTCCTCAATTTCCTCTGCGGACGGCGTGACCTGTGTGGCGGTAACATTGCCAGCCATGTCCACATCGATCTTGTAAAAGTTGTCATTCGTTGCTTGGATGACAAGATCACCGATGGTTGCGCTGACCATTTGGGCGTATGCCACACTCAAGCGAGGGATGAACAACTTGTTCGCCAAACCCTCTTGAATGACTGCCTGACCAAGGAAAGCCGACCCGGCGGTCAGGTCTTTAACCTGAAGATAGTTGATATCTGCAACGCCGATCTCAGCCCGTGCGATGTCCGCAACGCCCAGCTTCGCATTGATCGCCGTGATATCCGTTGCGCTGATCTTGTCGGCTGTGACGGCTCCGGCATCCAGTTTGTCTGCGGTCACCGCTCCGGCACTAATCTTTTCCGCTGTGACGGCGTTAGCGGCAAGTTTGACTGCATCAATCGCTCCTGCGGCAATGACTGCGGATGTCAGGGAGCCTGTAACGATATCCTCTGCCGTGATTGATCCGGCTATGATTTCATGAATCTGAGCCGTAACCGCCGTGATGTTTTCAGAAATCAGATTGTCAATCGTAGCCCCGGCAAAATGCACATAGCGGATACTGCCGTTCGCAAGGTCATCAGCATTGACTGCACCCGGTTCAAATGCTCCAGCCATGATGGACTTCAGCCGGATGTTTTCACCGCTGATCTCAGGGACTTGCCAGACTGCGACTTTCCGTGTGCCGTCCCAATTATCGAGCTTGCCAATCGTGACGGAGTTCAGCATCCCGGTCAGGATATCGTGTTCGACAGCTACAACCTGAGCCGTGTACTGGTATCCTCTGATCGTGTCCTTGATCGAAAGGATATCGTATAGATAAACTTTGTCGAGATCACGATATTGGGCATATTCTTCCGTGTCACCAAGAGAGAGGAACTGGATGGTCATTTCCACGGAAGGAAGATCAACCCGGTCATCATCAAACCGTGCCTGTGCCGCCGCAAGAATCCGCTCATTGATGTTCTCTGCGGTTGTTCCGTCCTTGCCGATCTGAATCCCGGTGTCAAGTATTTCTGTTCTCGGATAGCCGTAATCACCGATATAAGGGCTGTCAACGTACTTGTTCCCGTTATTGTTCAGCCAGATGATTTCGCCTTTGGCATCCTTGCCGTATGCCGCTATCCGGGTTGCGAGGTTTTCAATGTTTTCCTTGCGCTCAACGCCCAGAAGGTTCTTGCCGTTCTGTATAACAAGCCCTCTGTTATAACCGACATCCTTTAAACAGTAAAAATCCCAATTATTCCGAATCAGGGAAAGCCCGAACTTTGCACAGATACCATTTTCAGGATCAAGAAAACACTCAACCAGATTTTTTCTTTCGTAATCAAGGTCTTTCCCAACCTTAGAATCCGTGCAGTCAGATGCCACACGGGACGGGGAAGGGGAGATGGCGTTTGACAGAATGTTCCGGCAAGCCGCCGCCGCTGTGTAGCTTGTGTCCGCTGTCGGTTTCCACAGCGTGTGGTTTTCAAGGTTGTCGTACCAAACGTGCCGTGCCGTGATCGTGACGAAATCCTCATCCTCAACGACATCCACGATGCGGAAAAGCTGATCCTGCAACCGTGTGGGAACCATCTCAGCTTCCAGTCCGGCAAAATTCTGAGGGATGCTGACACTGCTGACATTCAGGGCATCAAACTGAGCCTTTGGCACATACCCGGTATAGGATTTCGGCTTCTTCGTAGTGTTGTCCGTGACCTGAACTTTTACGCACGGCTCGTTGCCGTACATAACCAGTTCTCCGTCAACGATAGCCATTTCAACACCTGGTCGGCCTTGAATCTGTGATGGTTTATTTGTGTCCACCTCACCGATTTTCACCTGACTGAGAGCGTATGCTGTTACTCCTGCGCCAAGTGCGCCAATGATAGGTAATAAATCCAGTTTTCACACCCCCTTTCCCGGTTAACTTTGTCCTACCTGTACCGTGTTAGCATATTCGTCATTATTGATTACTGGAGGAACTCTGACCGGAACCTCACACCGAATAATGTTCCCTACGGTACAGGCTTTCCATTTCTCGAACTGTTCATACGGGAGTTTGATTACAACCTCGGACATTCCGTTTTTTTCTTCTGTGAACGTGGCCTCAATCGGCCTTAAATCGCCCACCAAGCCCGTTGTGGTGAAATCTGTACAATCATGCGGAAAAACGTAAACACCGTGTTTCTGAGCCATCAAATCCACCTCCAATGCGGCGTAATGGTCATCTTGGTAACGCCCTGTGTGAATGTGATAGCGTTTTCTCCCAGATCGAGCTTCGGAATCTCGCCTGTCATTGTGGTAGCCCCGGAAGGATTGTAGACATATCCGTTCTCACAATCGATATAGACCGGAACTCCCGTTTCCATGTTGTTGATCGTGATCGGATACCCGGCGAAATCGAACTGCACTGTCCCAGAACCTTCAACGCAGATCAGAGGATAAGCATCGGCACTTCCCGGATTCACAAGGACGCCTGATTCCGTAAGGTCAATCACGGAATCAACTGCCTCGTACATAAACGGCTGGCAGTTGAACGTAATATCTGCGGTATCAAAATATCCGGTATTGGATTTGTCCCGTCCCCATCTAATCTCATTCTCGACCGTTGCCATATAAGCGAGTGAAGTGTTGTCGGAAGTAATCAGTTTTCCCGTTCCGTCTGCCCATGCGTTTACGATCTGCCGTGCCGTTGCGGAAGCGTTGAGCAGGATAAGCCTTGTCGTCAGATTAAAATTCGCATATCCTTCGTTAACGTGAAGCGCACCATCTCTGCCTTTGACATAATATTCCGCTGTGCGTAATGATGCCTTTTTGTGGCTCGGCATCTGTGAAACGTACACATTCTCAAGGCTTTCGGTGCTGACACCACGGAAAATTAAGTAATTCATTCATCAGCCCCCCATAGCCCGTATCTTAGCTCTGCTGTTTGCGTTGATATTGCCCTGTGTCCGTTTGGATGTAATATCAGCCACACGTTCACCGCTCATGTATACGCCAACTCTGCCCATCGCCGTCTCAATGGCTTCGCCGATCATTGTTCCGATTGTCGCATAGTCTACGTTCTCATCAACACCATCTCTGTACCTACGAGCTTGTGATGCCGTAAGGACGGCTTCGTTACGGTGAAGCAATGCCGGATAATTGTCGAAAGGAACTGTTCGTGCGCCTTTTGCGTGAAACTGAAGTACGCCAAACTTCCCACCGCCGCCTCCACCGCCGCCGCCGTTGCTGAAATCAATCGGAACCATCCGTGTTCCAACCTTTACGGTACCGATCTGTGAAGCAATGTCTTCTGCGGCATTCTCCGGCACTTTCGGCTCAGTTTTTACGGGAATTGGGTCTGCGCCGCCGAATACGGTCTGTAAATCATCAAGTGCCTTTTTGAAAACGTTACCCTGTTCGCTTGCTTGCTTGCTTGGGTCTGAAAACACTTCACTTGCAACACCACGCCAGTCATCCGCAAATGTTCTAATGTTTTCTGTAATGTCGCTTTTGATCTTTTCAACGGTTGCTTTTGCACTTCCGATGATATCGCCCGTGTTTCGGTAGTTTTGTCCTAAATAGGTTTGATTCATGAACCAGTCTTGGAGCATCGGAAAACTAAACCCACGAGCGCCGAATTGTTGCATAAGGTTTGTTGCTTTAAGCCCGAGGTTCTTAAAAAACATACCTGATTGCGATGCGTTCACTGTTGGCGTTCCTGCTCCAGATGGTGCCGATCCCCAACCAAACAAACCGTTAACCAGTCTTCCGCCTAATCCTTTGAGGCCAGTCACCAAATTGCCAATCTTCAGTAACCCGCCCCCGATCTTCAGCCCAGCCCATGCGCCAACAATGCCCTTAATAGCCCCAATCACGAGTTCTTTATTTTCTTTAATCCACTCAAGGGCATTTTTTATTGTTTCAAGCCCATTGCCAATCGCCTGTAGTGTGCTATCATCGCTTGTCTGAAGCTGTTCAATGAAGTTATTGAACATATTCCCGGCTTCGCTGATAGCTCCGCTCAAGCCGCCTTCTTTGAACGCTTTTGTGAGTCTCTGAACAATGGTTGTGCCGTTCTGAACGAATGTTCGCAACGCAGGCTCAAAAACATTTGACAGTGTAATTTTGGCCTCGCCTAATGCGCTATTGAATTTGGTAACATCTCCGGCAAGATTGTCAAGCTGTGTCTCAGCCATCTGTTTCGCCGCTCCGTCAGAGTTGGCAATGGCTTTGTAAACCTCGTCCCACCGATCAGCCGTTGTTCCAAGCAATGCGTTTACGCTCTTCAGGTCACGAGCATTAAAAATCTTCATAAAAGCGGCGTTCCGTTCCGCTGTGGTGCTATCTGCGAATGCCTTATTAAAATCAGCAAAGATTTCCGGAAGGCTACGAAGGTTTCCCGCTGTGTCGTATGCGCTAATACCAAGGGACTTCAGTTCCTTCGCCGCCTTGGACGATTTGCCCTGAAGGGAAAGAAGCACGTTACGAAGAGCTGTTCCACCTTCTGCCCCTTTAACGCCATTATCAGCCAGAACGCCAAGAACAGCGGCAAGTTCCTGTGTGCCGCCTTTCATATCCTTTGCAGTACCGCCAACGGTCAGGAACGCCTGTCCTAACTGCGCTACACTTGTATTCGTTTTCGAAGATGTGACCGCCATCTGGTCAACCATCTTTTCTGTTTCGGCTAACGTAAGGCCAAGAGCAGACTGAGCATCGGTAACCATGTCCGAAGCACTTGCAAGGTCAAAGTTTCCTGCCGCCGCAAGGTTCAGAACGTTCGGCAACATCCGCATTGATGTGTCCGCATCGTATCCGGCGAGAGCCATATAGTTGAGAGCCTGTGCCGCTTCCGTAGCGGAAAAGGCAGTTTCTGCCCCCATCTTTCTTGCGAACGCTTCAAGTTCACCAATTTGAGCCGTCGTTTTGCCCATCGTTGCCGCAACCTGAGACATCGCCTTGTCAAAGCTCATAGCTTCAACGATAGAACCTTTGGCGAACCTTGCAACGGAAGAAACCGCCCTTTCGGCAAAACGGGAGATCATCTGCCCCTTAGCTACAGCCCACGTTGACAGTCTGTTTCCGTATCCTTTTACTTGGTTTTCCGAGTTTGTAATTCCGCTTTTAAGGTCGGAAGTGTTCACACGGATCATATATTCTAATGTGCCAAGCACCGCCATGCTCTCACCCCCTTAACCGAGTTTGTTTAACGTGTCCTGAATAATCTGCTCCGCTGTCCGTGTGTCCTGCTGTTCAGGGTGCAGAATCTCCACAATCTGTTTTGTCGGTGCACCTTTGCCAGTTGTCATTTGCCTTACGGCATCAGCTATAATCCATAAATGCTGTGCCGTGTACTCATCAATAAATCGCCTGTCACTCTCTTCTTTAATCGTACAGGCGAGGGAATACATGCCGTGAAAACCGTACTTTGTGAGACAGTAAACAATTAGCTGTTGCTGTTCTTTTCCGCTTTTGCGGATTGCGTAAAAAAATCAGCAAGTATTTCATCGTAACTGTCTTTGATCAGTTTCAAAGTTTCCGTGATGTTCATTTCACCGATCTCTTCTGTTTTTTTATCGCTTAATGCACCAAGAATTTCATATAGATCGAAACGGTGCTTCGCAAGGAGGTATTTGGAAATGTCCGGCAACAATTTGGCAATAGCGATAAAGATGCTTGTGTTGGGCATATCGGACATTTTGTCAATCAGCTTTACCGCATCTTCATCGTCACAAATACGACCGATAGGTTCAGAAAGCCGAATCATTGCGTCAGCCGCTTGGTTTGTGGTCATTTCAGATAACTTCATGTTCTTTTCCTCCTCAAAAGAACAGGGGAGGGGATTTGCCCCTCCCCGTTAAACAATGGGTTACGCATCGAACACAAGCACTTCAAACGGTGCTTCATCGTAATCATCGACCGCTTCCTGATGAGCATGGAACTCGACTGTCAAAGTACCTTCGTTCTTGTCAGCGTAGGTCAGTTGAAGGTCAGCCGTGTTCAGTGCGTTCTTCAGACAGATCAGCACAAACCGTCCGTCAGCCAGATCGCCGACCCAGCATACGTTCGTCAGGTAATCGGTATCGCTGTACGCCGTGTTCATTTTGATCGTTGTGACACTTCCGCTTGTGGTAGTAACGCCACTGCCAAGGGCGAGCTTCAGATTGTCAGCAGTAATCTCAACGAGCGTAGTGCTGAGATACGCATCGGACGAATCCACGAACTCAGAACCGATGAACGGATACCGCATACCATCAATGTCTGGGGTACGCCGTTCACGGGTTACGTTGAACGTGCCACCGCCACGTGTAGCACCAAGGCACTTATTGCCAGTAATAGCTGTGGTAATAGCCGTCTTCAGCGCAGAAGCTGAAGTGATACTGGAATACTCAAAATTCTTGAGCATGATTCCGGCGTTCAGCTGAAGGTTATCAAAAGTTCCAGCGGTCAGTCCGGTAGTCATTCCGGGTGCACTCATTTTTCATTTCCCCTTTCTCCGGGTCAGACACCCGGCATATGATAAGCGTTTATGCTCAAATTGATGTAAGCCGAACGAACATCGTTATCAACGATTACCTGAACCTGTGGGCTTTCAAGCCAGATTACAAGCCAACCGCCGTTGATTTTAATCCGCTTGCCTTCTCCAATGTCCCCAACGATTTCATCAGCCTTTTCCAAAATGAAGGAATTGCTACGGCTTACTTGCCACACCTGTGCGTACATCGTTGCTTTCTGATTCCACTCAGGTTCAGTCAGCAAGTAAGTAATATACGGCAATTCCACATCATCAGGAACAGAATCCGTAGAATATGCCGGAAGTCCGAATCCGCTGAAATATGTTTTCAGGGCTTTTGCGACCTCAGTCATTCGGAATCTGCCACCTTTCGGCGGTGACCTTGCCGATCTGGACGGTGCTTGCTGTTGGAGCTTCGCTGTCCACTTGCCGACTGGTCACCCGGAAGATTTCTCCGTCCTTCATGCGTCTAAAAACATCATGGAAATCAAGATTGAAGCCCTTCTTTACTACAACCGTGAACAGTTCCGAAATGCCTTGCTTTTCAGCTATCTGTGCATCCGTTGTCGTGTTCTTAATGATCGTAGCATCGAAGGTTGCTCCATCCACCCATTCTTCAGAATAACCGCCAACAGGGTCATCTGTTCGGATATGGTTAAGGATTGCGCATTTATCCATCATGCTTTCAATCAGCGTCATGCGTATCCCACCTTTCGCCATCTGTTCAGTTGGCTACCATACACATCCTGCCAACTAACAGACCCTCCTGCACCGCTACCGCCAGAAGCCTTGGTGTAACTGTAAACACCAATAACGCTTTCGCTCTGGTACGGTGAGTTCAGTGCGGCTTGGTTATTGTCCACCCACGTTTTGATCTCTCCAGCCAACGCTATGAAGGCAGGAGGAACCGCCATAGCGCATATCGTTCCGGCGAACGTTTCGGCTTGAAGTCCCGCCGCATCGGTATCGTCATCATCCGTAATTCCGCTTGCGTGATACGTGTAAACGCCATCATTCAGGTCGGAATTCGTGATCCAAAACCTCTGACCTTCCTTCAAAAAATCAAGGGAGATCATGCCGTTTTCATCAATCACGAACGTTCCAACCTTGGCGTTCTTGATGAAGTAGTTGTGTACGTAATCACAACATTGCTGAAGCATTCTCTCCCTCCTTTTTATTCAGTGGTCTTTTTTCGGGTTTTACGGGGCTTTACGGGCGTTTCTTCCTTCTCAACGGGAATTTCCTTAACCGGGTCATCAACACGCTCAATAACCGCAATTTCCGCTAAATTATGGCTACTCGTAAGCTGATTGATCCGTTCTTCGGAAACATCTCTACCATCGAAAGGGAATTCATCCCCTTCATGGTAGAGATGCTTGTCCGTCAAGTCACGCCACGTTACGAGGCACTTGTACATTAGGTTCCGGTAGTTTCAGTAGCGGAAGCAATGTACAGAGAGGTGGGATTGTACAGAACCGGGATGAACAGCGTGGAAGCCTTAGTCCACAGCACAGCCGGGTCTTTCTCAGACCACTGAGAGATGTAGACATAGGGGCTTTCAGAACTGCCAGTCACGTTCAGTTCCACTCCTGCATCAGTCTCCGGAGGATCGCCCCACAGACCGTCACCGAGCTTCTGACCGCCATTGGGGGCGGCGAAGAAGGTAATGCCAGCAACGGGGAACAGCCGCTTCGCAGTCACGTGAGGTCTGCCGTTCACTTCAGTACCGGGAACACCATAAGTGGTATCGTTCACGATAATGTTATTCAGGCCGTACTCTTCGGACAGATAAGCACGGAGATCGGCGTTGCTGACGAGCTGTCCAACCATACCGGAACCGTTCACAGCCCTCTGGATGACACCAGACTTGCGGAACTTGTTCAGCACAGCACGGGAGGTCATGAAGCCGTTCAGGACATTGCCACCGGCGAGGGCGGTCTGCACCAGAGTTTCAAGCTGTTCATCCACGGGAGCAGAAGCACCAGTACCGAAGTCAATGGACAGTCCTTTCTGAGCGGCAGGAACGCCGTAATCAATCGTCAGGTCAAGGTTGTTCTCCTTGATGGTTACCTGACCAGTAGCCATCAGTTCATTCTTCGCAACCTTGGTGCGAGTGATGACCTGTTCAGCCAGACGGATACCGTCATTGATAACGTAGTCATACATCTGGTCATTCTGCACACCAGAACGCAGAAGCGCACGCATACGCTCGGACTGGTTGATTTTGACCTTGATCAGACCCTTTTCAATGTTATGGGTGTCCACAGGCACACGGAAGGTCTGCTGGGCTTCGGTATCAAAGCCGTGGAACTGAGCCATCAGCGGAACCTGATACTCAGCGGCTATGCTCTCCCAATAAGCCACGATGTTGTCAGTCTTTACATCGCCGAAAAGCTGATCAATCGGATCATCGGGACGGTTTACTTCAAACGGTATGTCAAGCCACTCTTCACGAGGGATCAGACCCATGATGTTATTCTCAAAACGAGCCATTGTCTATTTCCTCCTTTCTTATCCGACGTTACCTTCGTCCGTCTCAGGAACGGTATCGAAGTCGGGACGAGTGACGGCAGGAGCGGTAGCAACGAAGGTGATGCCAGTCAGCGCACTCTTAGCGGCGGCAACCACAGTGGCAGGCAGACGATCTTCGTACACGATACCCTTGGTTACCAGAGAACCGGGCATTGCGCCGGAACTGACATCAACATCTTCATACAGAATTCCCTTCGCAGTAGCTCCGTTGGCAGGAACAACAGCCCCGGCAGGAACATACTTGCCACCGTTGGCGGCAGTCACAACCTGCGCATGATTAGCCGCCACCGTCACCGTTTCACGGGTGCAATCGGCAGAAGCAAGGAAATAACCGGGCTTGTAGCCCTTGTTTTCCTCGTGCATGATAAAGCTCATGTTTTACTCCTTCCCGGCGTTTTCTTTAACGCCGTTTCTTTGTTCAAGGTGTTTAAGGTAAAGCTCTCTCGCTCGGCTCTCACCATTGCCACCATTATTATCATGGTTTCCGACAGGAACAGTCTGCTTGCGTTCCTTCGTGGTGACCTTGAATTCTCCCCATTCTTTACCGATGTTTTCCTTCAGGGTGTCAATGTTCTCAAGTTTGCCGTCCTTGTCCAGTTTCATTTCAGAGAAGTCTGTCAACTTAATGACGGAATCAACACGCTTCTCGTTGATCCTCTCGTCAAGCAGTAACTGGCGATAAGCGGCTTTGACTTTAGCTGTTTCGGCTTCCTTGGCTATCTGGGACTTGTAATCCTCAAACGCCTGATGTTCCTTTTCGAACTTGTCCTTGTAGTCATCGCCGTCCTTGTAGCCCTGAATCTGTTTTTCCAATTCAGGAACCTTGTCGGCCTGTTCCTTGTAGGACTTGGCATCCTGCTCAAACTTGTCCCTCTGTGCCTTGAGGGAATCGGTAACGCTGAGATGTTCTTCCATGATCGCCTGAACCTGTTCATCGGTAAGGCTCATGGTTTTGAGAAAATTGCGGGTAAAAGCCATTCTGTTTCCTCCCATTGCTTCGGAGCCATTGCTTCGGCTCTACGGAGTTTGTTGATAAGAGCGGTGCTTTGCTCTGATAATAGTGTAAAAAAAAGAAAAACCCTGTGCAATCAACTAAGGTTGAAAATGCATAGGGTCTGCTATCCTATAGGTGAAAATTGCATTTTATACGTTGTTTAGTTCGCTTCTGATTATGTTTTCATATTCTTCCACATGGTTTTCTACTGCGGGTCTGAGGTACGGTTTTCCCGGAACAAATGACCTAACAAGCCGTTTGCCAATAGCAGGAACATACCGTCCCGGTTCTTGATGGTGACCTAATTCAACATACGGGGCGTATTTTACAGATGTTCCGATTACTTCTGTATCCTCGTCCTGCTTATCGTGGGTGATACTGCCCCTTAAAGTGTCTGATTTAACGGAGTGGTTCTTGGTCAGGTTTTCTTTTGTGTATCGTTCCGCTGTTGCGCCGCAAATTTCTAACGCCCTGTTTTTAGCGTTATTTATTGCTGTCAATGTTTCCGGTACGTGGCTTATGTAAATTACGCTCATCCTTCATCACCTCGTCTCCCATCGTTATGACTTCGCCAATCTTCTTCCCGTCTCTCCACACTTCGACAATACCTGTTTCCTTGTTTCTTTTAAATTCAGTCATTGCTGTCCTCCAA